ACCATTTTGTCGCGTAATTTTTTGATATCTTCGCCTAGCATTTCTTTAATCCTTGTATTGAGCAACTCTAACATTGCCTTGTCTTTTTGATATGTTTCGTTAGTTAACAGATCGTTAATACCTGCCGACCCTTCTTGTTGAAACAACCGAGTACGCAGTTTGTTGCGAAAATCTTCCAATTGCTCTCTGGAATAATTTTCCAGATTGACGTTTAGGCCAAACATTTTATTAAGATTCTCTTTAACTAGAGAACTGGTGACTGTTTTTCTAAAATCAGTGGTTTTCATAAATTTTCCAAAAGATTCGATTAATTTTATTTATCTAAACGCTAGCAGTTTTTCAAAACTAGCAGAAATGGATCTTTTGTAGTTTTCTTTTTTATGCCGAGCAATCGAAGATTTAATCATCATTATTTCGGCCTTATCATAGTTCTGAAGTTTAATATTGCGTTCTGCCGACTTTTGATGAACTAATTCATCAAAGGATGCGTGTCCATATTTTTGATCTACTGCGATTAGATCTCGATCTAACCACTTGCCTAACGCTAGATTGTTGGCTACTAGTGCAGCAGTTTGTGGTAAATTGATATTTGATACTATCGATTCACCACGATGTGATAGTATTTCAAAAAATCCATTTTTATTTTTTTCAATAAAATATTTACCGATTCTGATTCTACTGTTATTTGTTTTTACAGGTAGAATTATGCCCTGTTGTCGAAGTTTAGCTACAACAGTTTGATTTAATATTTCTATTTTTTGATAAAGGTCATCAGGCAGAGGTTTCATTCAAATTCTTAATTAATGTTTGATTATCATTACTTATTGAATAAACACCTTTTCGAACTAGGTTCTGAGCGATCCATTGATTATGCTCATCTAAATTTTTAAGAAAGATATGATTCTTATGTTGGCGAACAAATTTCTTTTCCTCATTGGTGAGAGGAATTTTAATACCAGATAACAGTTGAACTATTTTCATTTTAAACAGAAGAACCAGGTTTTTGTGCAGACATTGTTTTTAGCAAAAGATCTAAATTCTGATCTAGTGTTTTATTTTTAAGAACTGCAGGTCCTAATCTTGCCATCACAGCCTGTTGCTGAGCAGTTAAAGGCTTACCAGTGTCAGTGGCCATTTTAGCAGCCATAAAATCATTCACCTGTTTTTCATTATCGATAATTTTATTTTGCTTTAATGTTGCTGCTAATTTTTGTACATTAGGATCAGTGACAGGTTTTGTGGTAGCTGAGGTAGTAGCAGGAGTCTGACTTACCGGTGTTACCTGACTGGGTGTACTTGTAGTCGAACCAGTAGTGCCTATAGTTTGTTCTGATACTAATTCCGAAATTTTCATATTTTAACCGCCTTTGGTAAGCAACACTATTACAACACCAAGTATACTGGCTATCACAGTGCCCGCAGTGCCTATTAATACCTTTATAGTTGATAAATGACTTTTTTCTATAGTAGTTTGTAGTGTCACTATTTTTTCTTCCACACTGGTCAAACGCTTCTCAAGAGCATCATACCTTTGAGAACAAAGTTCAACATGTGCTTCTAAATTTTCTTTTTCAATATCGGTAGGAATAGACATCGAGGCTCTCCGAAAGTGTTTGCGTACCTATAAAAAATTTAATTTGCCTAGATTGCGCCTTTGAGTGCCTTAATGATTGTGTTTTTAGTGGTTTCATTTTTAAGATCGAAAATGGACTTTTCTATATTTATAGTTTCCTTTAAGTTTTTAATGATTGGAACTTGGTGTAGGTCATTGATCAAACAGCCTATTTCATCAATGTCATCACTATAAACACCAGATCGATCTGGACTGAACCTAAATCTCCACACAGCCTGTTTACCTTTAAACTTTGAACCAAATCCTAGATCTTTAAGATCTTTAACCTCTATTATAGGATCTGTGTCAAATGTGATGATAGATCTAATTTCCACACACTGTTTTAAAGTTATAAAATTTCTATACTGATCGTGTTCAAATTGTAGATCAATTCGAGGTCTTGTTATTTTGGTATTTGTAATATCTACCAAGGTTTGAATTTCAATTATCTGCATAATATACCTATTTAACGATATTTATGCCATAAAAAAAGGCATCTAAAAAGATGCCTTTAGTATCTAATTTTAAAAATTAGATTGTAACTGCTGTAACAGCGACGCTATCTAAATTAACACCTTGGTATTCTGTCCAGGTTGTGCCTGTGCTTTGAGCACGAACTAGAGTCTGTAAGCGGCTGGCCATTGTAACACTGTTTGTGCCATCATAGGTGTCAGTGGGGAAATCACCACCAAGAGCAGCAACAGCGATACGTAGGTCACGACCAGCACCACTGCTGATGTTCTGTACATTGCCGATGATCTCTACTGAGGCCAATTGTGAAACTGCTTCTAGAGCAACTGCGACTGGGCTACGGCTTGAAGCACCGGTGTAACTAACAGTGTCTGTATCTAGTTTAGCGGCCACTGTTGAAGGAAAAGCGAGTTGAAAAAACTGTAGTGAGACACCATTTTTAAATGCTGGTGCTACGACTGTTTCATTCTTTTTGGTTAATGTTGCCATTTTAAAATCTCCTTGATCTTGTTAAGTTTCAACCCTGAAACTGTAGTGCAATTATTTAGTCTTTTTGAAAAATTTTTTGCTCAATCATCATCTTTTAGATTGCCTTCTATGATTTTTAGGCCTCGGGCGGTTTCTTTACTGTCCCGTAATTTACGAATACCTCTAGTAAATTTACTGGGATCGCTTGACTTTATTGAATTTATAAATCTTCTTTCTAGTTCATAAGCCTGTTCTGGTGGAAAACTTTCCTTAATTATGCCTAACAGATTAATAGCACTGTTGATAACATGTGTGGCCCTACTTTCAACAATGTTTTCACTATTTTTCTTGAAAGAAATTGAATTTAATTCTTCAAGTAAACTTTTAGTGGTCCGTTTCAAGATATATTCCTTTTTTAATATTTATATCCTAAAAGAAATTTGGAAACTATAATTTTATTCTTAAATTCTACAACTTTGTGCGACGCAACATAAATATTCATTGAGTCACAAGCTCACTACACTTACAAGGGACACACAATGTTAAACTATTTTTCTAAACTAATCGAAAAAATAAATCAGTTATTAGACGATGCTGATCATAGGTATCAAAGCGATCTCGAAAAATATCTTCTATCTAAGAATCCCGGAAATGCTGCAGAAGCCGACTTGTGGATTAGAATTTATAATAGAGAAGTAATCGGGAGAAACTCATGGATGTGATCAAACAGGTATGGAATTTTCTTATAACTTGTGCAGAATCTATCTACGAATATAAATCTAGTATCTATAGCAAGCACTGGCACTAAGGACATATTTGTCTAGACAAATTCTGTCAGACCAGTTGTTATATAGTGCTAAAACACATATACTAAATATGTAGGCAGTAATTGTACCGCATTACACAGACATACACACATAAGGAGAATACTATGTCAAACGATAATATGATTCCAAAGATGCCCGAAGTTAAATTTAATAAGACAGGTTATGAAATTCGATCAGATATTCTAGGCATGGCACACGGACTAGTCTACAATGAATTTCAATATAAGTGGCAGGGCTGGGAATTGACCAGTAAGCGTGATGAAAAAACTGGTCAACTGGTTAGCACCGTTGAAATGCCGCAAGTGCCTGGTTTAGATAAAGTTCTTGAGACTGCAGAAAAAATGTACAACTTTGTTAACAAAACTAAATAATATAACTATATAATAACAAATTCGAGGCTTGGCCTTTTACAAAACCTGAAATAATAAAGCCCTAGGAAACTAGGGCTTTTTCTTTATGCGATTATGGGTTTACTTTTAAGAAATTCAGGGTATCTTTTGTTAAAATAGCGCATCACAATGCCTGCAACCTGATTTGCTTGATTTTCTTCGGGGCTACCTGTTTGCCCACTATCAACATTTAATTGATGCTCGGTATCTTGTTTATAGTGTACCAGTTCGTGAGCCACAGTTCTCAGTATGTCTACTGGATGTCTATTAGCCAAGGCTACTGATAATGTATGCTCGCCGTTAGAATATTGGCCAAAGGTAGGTTGATCTGTACTGTCAACATCGGTCATAAAAATTATCTTGGGCAATGATTTGAGTTCTATTACTTCCATAGCAAGAGGCAAGAATTTAGAGAACATGTCCATGAACTGTTCTTTTGTTTCACTGTTGGATGTAAATTCTCTGGCTCGCATGGTAGTATTTATGAGTGCTCACTTGAAACAACAAGGGTAGCGAATCCTGTTGTTAGGCCAGCAGCCGGCCACATAACCCCAAACGGTCCTAGGGTATGTTAGTTACACCAACTCTGTTTTGCCTCTCCATAATACTCACGAGCAAAACCATTGGCAATTAATTGTTGACGAAGACTTACACCATCGAGTATTAAATCACCTAGTACTCGACCTCCAAATTTATCCCAATCCATGAGCATGACCTGCCGCTTCTTGCTTTTCTCTACTAATTTTTTAGTAAAATCTGTGGCAGCGGCACCTTTCTGTGCTTCACTGTCGCATTTGGCTCTAAAACCTTTTTCCGGAGTGTCCACACCATATACTCTTAGACGCAGTTCTGGCTTTAGGGGTGCAGGAAGATAAGGGGCTTCAAACCCCACTGTGTCCCCGTCTACCACTCGGGTAATGACCACATCGTAAGTCACTCCCTGTGGTTGTTTTTGTGCTAAAACCGCAACGGGTATTAAAAATGCTACTAATAATACTAGAACTGCTTTCATAATTTTCCTTTTGTGCATTTACAATGACATTATTTATATACTACCAAATCCAAATATCCATACACCGCCGATGGCAGAGGTAGTTGATAATACTTCAATCATCATACTTTTTTGTTGTGCTGTGCCGCTAACTAATTTGAAGGTATTAACACCGTTACTACACTGACTGGCTGTGACACCGGTAAATGTGAAAATATTGTTAACATTATTTGGTGTGATAAAGATCTTGACTCTGCGTCCTGCTGTAAAGTTACTTAGAGTGATAGACCGATTACCGGCACTACTTGGGTTCCAAAATATCATAGTTGGACCGTTAGTCATATCAACAGACAATGTAGTAATCTGTGTAGTAACTAGAGAAGTAAAACTATCAATACCAGTCTGTACAGCACTGATAATCCCTGCGTTGGCTGTGATGGTTGTGCCGTCTACTTGAGCAATACCAAATGTGCTAGTGCTGGCCTTGTCTATTGTTCCGCCTAGTGTTAGGTTACCTGATGTTGTAACGGTTCCCGTTAATGTCAGTCCACTGATTGTGCCCGTGCCACTAACGCGGGTCACTGTGCCTGTAGCGGTATTAGTAGCACTGATTGTTATGGCTGCGGATCCATTGTAGGTAGTGCCTGTGCTAAATGATATGCCTGTGCCTGCTGTTAAGTTTTGTCTAACATTGTTAGCTGATCCACTGATGCTGCCCACGATCTGATTGGCAAATGTAGCAATACCACTTGAGTTCACTGAGACAGCATCAGTGCCGCTGTTGTTGGTTACTATGCGAAGACTATTGTTGCCCAGTGTACCAATAACTAGATCGCTGGACACCGCAGCGAGGTAAACAGCATTAGGTAAAGCAAAACTACCAACGCCGCTGAACCCACTTGAGTTCATACCAAACTCACCATAGTAGGTGCTGGCTGTACCTTGATTGTTGCTGACAATGTAGTTAGTACTGGCTGCGGCACCACTACTTCTATTCTGTAGTATTACCTGATTGTAACTATTGACTGACATGCTAAAGTCAGCCATGATACCTGTATCACTGTAACTCAAGTCACCAAAGTTGAAAGGACCGTGATCTGTGCTGAGACTAGCATCTCGTGTGGCTGTGTAGTCTTTGGCTATTAGTCCGCCCGAACCATCTCTTAATGCTATTGTGTTATTGGTATCATTAGTTGTGGCATCACTGGTAACTGTGACAGCGCCGCTGACCACACTGGCTGAAATATGATTAGTGCCTGTAACTGTCAGTACACCAGTATTGGATATTGTAACTGTGCCAGTGCCCGATACACCAATGCCTGTACCTGCGGATATACCAACTATACCATTATTAGATAGTGTTATTGATCCACCCAATGCCACTGTGCCGCCACCTAATAGTCCTGTGCCTGCGTTAACAGTTATTGAACTGTTGGCAAGTTTAGCGTTGGCAATGCTGCTTGTATTCAGTGTATTGGTAATGTCTAAACTATCAACCTGAACTGCACCAGTGCGGGCTGTGCCGCCATTAAACTTGATACTGGTCACTGTGTTCTGATTGCCTGGAATATCGTTCCAGGTAGCACCGTCATAGATAACTAAATCACCCACATTAAATGTTACAGAGCCATTACCTAAATCCCGTGTGCCTGCAACTGTAACAATATATTCCCATCCTGACTCTGCGCCTGCCTGATTAGCACTTAGTGCCGGAGTATTAGTACTTGCGTCCCAAGGTCCTTTAAAAATCACGGTGCCGCTGAATATAGGCAGAGTTTGCCATGACATTGTGGTGCCGTTTGAATTTAACCATTTATCTGCTTGACTCACTGGTGTTGGGAAGTAGGTTAATCTATCACCATTGCGGAAGGTGATACCTGCTGTGGTGTCCACTGCTCCGGCAAATGTTATACCGGTACTATCAACTGTGGCTGATAATTGTGCGGCTGCGCTACCTATAGGAGTAGTTTGAAATGTAAACTTGGTACCTGCCGCTGAGTTAGTAAAGTTTTCTGCGGCTATAGCATCGAAGCGGCTGATACCCGTTTTATATTCGCTGGCTCCGTAGCCCACTGCTGAAAAGCGCGATAGTATGTCTCCACTTTGTGATGCTGTAGGAGCACTGACTGTGCCACGGGCCGCACGGCCCGCATACAAAGGATATGTGCCCGTGCCAAAACTGTCTGAACTTATACGACTGCTTTTACCGTCCTGTGCTGTTATGTGTAACAGTGTACCATCGTAGAATGCGCCACGAGGCTGTGTCAGTCCACCAGTAGTACCAATGATGTTCAGTGTGCCTTTGTTGGGGTCAGCACCGCTGGGTGTATAGATTGTAGTGATACCAGTTCTATCAACTTCAAAAGCCAATGCTCCCAGCGAGTCTTTAACTTTGATAGCACGATTGAATACTACACCGGCTGTGGCTCCTGATGAACCAATGATGATATCGCGGGCAGGGTTGGCAATTCTCAGTTGATTGTCTATTAAAGTAAACTCACCAACAGTAAGTCCGGCACCGTTTTGTACATATAGCAAGCCATCACGGGCACCGATAGAAAGATCCTTGCCCAGCGTTTCATCCAGCACATAGATAGTGCCTGGACCAATGTAAACTGATTTCCAGCGTTTGGTTGGTGAACCTAGATTGCTGATGTTGGTGGTTACTGGCAAGATATTGGTGTTGACAATAACATCGCCTAGTCCAGTGCTGTCTAGGAAGATGTCTGTGCCTGCGGCACTTTGAATGTTTAGGTTGGCTTTGTTCAGAGGACGAGTAAGGTTGAATACAGCGCCTGGTAAAGGCAGTACCTGCCCTAATCCTGCTAGATCCAAGTCAACTATGACATAAGTATTCCAAGATGAAGTATCACCGCCCCCGGGGCCGCCTAAGCCACGATCTTTAACCGTGCTGGGAACAATGCCTGCTCCGGTTAGTTTGTCGTCAATTTCAATAGCACTGATAGGTGTGCCACTGATGCCTGGACTTAGTTCAAATACTGTCCAAGGAGCAGGTACACCGTTGATGTTACCATAGGTGCTAATGGCTAGGGTAGCGCTGGTGCCAGTGCTAGAGTCAACTATGCTGGTCAACTCATAGGTTGTGATATAGGCTTCAATGTTTAAGGTAGTGTTGAGCACCGAGCCCTGTGTGCCAATCTTAAGAGCAGGTACACGCACACTGCCGTTGAGTGGTACTAGTACAATATCAGCACCATTGACACTGCCCAGTATAGTCTGCAGGTTAGTATCTGCTGGATCAGCGTTGGGATCATTGCCCACTGATAGATTTTTTAACTCGTTGGCCGGAGCAAATGTAAACACGCCAGTGGTGTTGTCATAGGCTAAACTGCCACCAAGGTATGATGAGGTTGTTACAACACTCAATGCTGTTAGATCCATTCCGCCTCCACTGCTGTATGTTAAGACCCGCAAGACTGGTTCACCAGCAGCATTATAGGTCATTGCCTTGTGTATGTTTAGTAGGTTAGGTTCATCTGGGTGAACATAACTGGTACTGTTAGGATTTTGAACGCCCATTTAATTACAATCCGTATCTGCCAAGAATGGCGTTGTGATTTTGTAGCATTTCTGCGCCGCTTAGTGCTCGATCGTATATAGTTGCTACAGCAACATCACCGTGCCACAAGGTGCCATCATCAGCTTTACCAATCAACTGTGGGTCAGTACCAGAACTGTATGTATTTGTAAATGATAGCCCCGTAGTTACTCCAACTGCCTGTCCATTGAAGTAGAAAGTAATATCCCCAGTGGCCGCTTGTGTAGCACCAAATGTAAACCATTGACCCGCTGTTAAAGTCAAATTATCGGACCATCCGTTGGTGCCAATACCTCCAAAGCTGGCATGTACTTGATAGACTGGGCCGGCCTGTTTGTATATGTAGGTGTTAAAGGTTCTGTTAGGGTTGACACCAAATATTCCGTGATATCCATCTGTTATACCAGCATCCATCCTTGCCACGAAGAATGTGCTCTTACCTGTGTAGGTATCACCGTATTTTGTGTGTGGTGTGGTAGCATACTTGGCACTGTCATTAGGGAATGTAAAGTAACTACTAGCACCTGCGCTGGTAAATGCAGGACTGCCAACTAAAGTAGCATTGTTAGTATTAGAGCTTAAATCAACCCAAGATGTGTCAGACCCGTTGTAACTAGATGAATTACCGGCATCAAGATATAATCTCAGACCTGATGTTACTATAGTATAAGTTGGTGCTGAAATCCACGGCCTATGAATGACCAAGGTGCTGGTAGTTCCCACAGTGCTGGTATTGCTAGTATACTTGTCTGCTAGCAAATCTTCATCATAGACATTATATAGTCTATAGTAATTGGTAGTGGTATTACCCCCTGCTTGACGACGTAACTGTGCCAGTTCTAGTTTGGCCAATTGCCTATCCACTTTAGTAGTAGCAGTTGAAGAAATAGTATTACTACTGTAAATTGTAGTAGCAGTGGTAATGCCATAAGATCCCAGCGAGCCACTGACCAACACCGTGGCGGTTGTGGTAACAGGGTTTATGATGTAAAACTGCATGACAGCGGTGCTAACACCTTCAGCAGTGTTAACCAAGGTTTTTAATTGGGCCACAGTGGTTGCTGTGGTTGCCGCAATGGATAATTTTGTAGCACTGTTGAGAAAACTTTGAACCAGAATAGCCATACTTAGACTCCTGGCTTATGCGTATAATTTGGGTACAGACTCACACTGTCCGATCGCATGTCAGCAGGGTTTTTTGGACCATTCCACCCCCCGCCTGCATGTGCGGTTACTGAATCAATACCCGCTACTACTTCCGCAGGGCTATTGTCATAAACTTGATTAGTTTGAGCACTTAGTAGATCGAAAATTTGACGAAATCTGTTAACATCGTCACCATGCGGCCCAGTAGTGGGCTCTGCTATAGCGGTTACAGCAACAACTTCGGGTTCTGCTGATTGCTCAGCATCAACTTGATCGATAACATCTAGAATAGTTCTAATAATTTCAGTGGCTCGCATGGCACTGCTCTCCCAATAATGTATTTATTAAGGGAGAGCAGGGCGAGACAGGTTACTCTAAACCCATATCCTTGCGTATTTTAGTAGCACTGATAGCATGAGTAGCATCATCGAACGTTTCCTGTTCAATTTTGTACCCCACATCTCTTCCATACGTCACATTAACAATATTGGGCACAAGAACCACAGTATATTGTCCTTGATATACAGGATCTAGATCACGCTGAATAAACGCTTTAACCTGTTCAAAATCAAAGGGATTGGTGTCATTCCAGCCCTGGCAATCGCGAATCATAACGCAAACTTGACCGGTTTTAGCAATGGCACGGTCAAACAGTGCTCTATGTCCAGCATGCCAAGGTTGGTAGCGTCCTAGTAGTTGTACAGTTTCTTTGCGTGGGTCAAAGGTAGGTCTACGACGATTATGTAGAATGTGCTCACCTACAAATTCTGACCATACTTCGGCGTTCTGCTCGGTGATCCTAAAATCATAAACATCCGGGGGAATAAATGCCTTATTCGTATCTTCGTAGCGACCTGCATCTATAGTGTCAATCCAAATGACCCAATCTGCTTTAAAGTTGTGTCGCATCTCAGGTAATGGTGCCACAAAGTCACAGATCACATAGTCACCGGTACACTTGAATGCGAACTCGGCCATACGCAGACTTTGACGAATTCTACCTTCGCGACTAAAATCCCAGTCATTAAATCGTTTGCGTATATCATCAGCATTAAACCAATCTACAGTAGATTTATAGTTTGAGGGCGGTGATTCCATTTGTGCCATTCTACTTGCGGGCATGGTGGCCAGACTAGAGTTATCTTCTAGATACTGTTTGAGTCGTTCTGCAAAATAAGTTTTGCCTGCACCTGGAAGACCCATGATTAATATTTTTACTGCCATCGTATTTTTCCTCATTTGTTAACAGTATAGATGTTTTCTATTAAAAATGCTACCAAGCAGTGACTATGACCAGGCCAGCGCCACCCTGACCGCCCTGACTTCTGGTTCCGGATCGCCCACCACCACCACCTCCACCGCCACAGCCATACCCCCCGGCACCACCATTGCCCCCACTGCCGCCGGCAGAACCGCTACACCCGCCACCGGTTCCTCCGTAAAAGTAAAGTAAGTTAGGTATGGCCTGATATCCACTACTGCCAGAGCCTCCATCGGCGGTGGCACCAACTCCTCCAGCGCCGCCGCCGGGATGTAAGGGGAAAATACCACCAGCAGGCACAGTAAGGGGCCCTCCGGCATTCGATGTTGACGTCGTTACCGAGCCTCCACCAGTTCCTGCGGTGACAATTAATCCTGTGGTGGGAAGAACAACTTGTCCGCCCTCGCCGCCAGCAGGCATTGTGCCGCCTGCGGCACTGTTTTGTCCTACCAAACTGATGTTTGTGGCAGCGTGTCCCCATCCAAACACGCCCAGGCCCGCAAGAGGACCAACAGTTATGGCATTAACGGTACCGCCAGCAGCAGCACCGCCTGCTGCGCCTGCTGTACCAACACCGCCACCGGTGCCACCGTTAACCCGACACAAGACATAATTTGCTGTGATTGCCGGATATATGCTTATACTGCATTCGCCTCCTTGGGATCCGGCGCCATCGACTGACCCAGACCCAATAACACCCTCAACACCGCCTCGTCCGCCGATACCTACAAAGATGTATAATACATCAGGCAACGCCCAGGCTGGGAACAATGCTCTACATTGAGAACCCGAACCGCCACCTCCGCCACCTCCACTAGTATTACCCACTGGGCCGCCGGCGCCGCCGCCACCGCCCGCAGATAGCGCAGTGATCTGTACAAAATTCACACCGCGTGGTTTAAGCCAAGTTCGATAACTTTGATTTGTGGCATAAAAAATCTGCCGATCGGCCTTGGTTGATCTAGGTATGTGTGAAAAGTCAAGCATTGTTTACCACCAAGTTATAATACACAAGCCATCGCCGCCGCGGCCACCTGGACTTGCAGTACCACCTGTATTCGCGCCGCCTCCGCCACCACCACCGCAGCCATAACCACCGGCACCACCGACCCCGCCAGTAGTAGCAGCACTACGGCCACCCGAGCCTCCCCCTGTTCCACCATAAAATTGAAGTAAGTTAGATATAGCTTGAAATCCGTTGCTGCCATTACCGCCGTTAGTTGTTGTTCCGCCTGCTGTACCACCAATCTGAGCCGGATAAACACCACCTGCGATAGCAGCGATCCTGCCGCCAGCCTGTCCGGCAGCGCCAGCACCGGCATTGCCGCCAGCTCCAGTGCCGCCTGTTACTCGTAGCCCAGTAGTTGGTAAAGTTATATCAACGCCGGGATTCGCGTTGTTACCCGCGAGTGTTCCGGCCTGCCCTGCCAAACTAATATTTGTAGCAGCCTGTCCCCAAGCAGGAAATCCCAGTCCTGCCAGCGGTGCCTGAGCAATAGTGGTCACAGCACCAGCAGCACCGGCCCCACCAGCGGCATAGCTTTGAGCACCACCTCCGGGATTGGCCTGACATAGTATATAATTTACTGTGGTTGCTGGATATATAGTTACATAACTGGCTGTACCGTTGCCTGCTAAACCAGTAGTAATAGGGCCGGCTGTACCACCAACTCCGACATTAACGTAAAGTATGTCAGGCATAAATGATGCTGGAAATGTCAATATACATTGGGCGCCGGAACCGCCCCCGGCACCATTTCTGGCGCTGGCCGTAAGTTGGCCGCCGCCACCGCCGCCGCCACCGCCCAGTAGAAAAAATTGTATAAAACTTGCACCGCGGGGTTTTTGCCAAATTTGCCAAGATCCATTAGTGGCATATAAAATTTGTTGATTGTTTTGAGATAAATGATTGACATCAAGCATTATGTATTCCTCACCAGGCTGTGGCTATAACTAGGCCATCTCCACCTGCACCACCACCGCCAGCGGCGCCGCTGGCGGAACCGGCACCTCCACCGCCTCCACCGCAACCATAACCGCCACGTCCGCCGGTTCCTCCACTGCTGCCGGCAGTGGAGGTCGCACCACCACCACCGGTGCCTCCGTAGAATAATAATAAGTTAGGTATAGCTCGATACCCATTGAGACCACTACCTCCTCTACCTGCGCCGATTGCGGCAATACCACCGGGGTGTGGAGGATAAACTGCACCAGCAGGAACAGTAAGTGCGCCACCCGTGGTACCTGCAATACCACCTCCGGCACCCGTGCCGCCTGTAACCATTAGGCCGCTAGTCGGGAGAGTTACAGGGAAACCATTAGTATTATTAGTACCGCCCTGACCGCCATCCTGTCCTACCAAACTGATATTTGTGGCTGCTTGTCCCCAGGCAGGAAATCCTAATCCAGCTAGTGGTGCATTGGCTATAGTGGTCACGGTACCAGCAGCACCCCCGAGTAGGGTGGCGGTACCTCCTCCACCCCCACCATTGGCCTGACATAATATATAATTTACTGTAGTTGATGTGCTTATGCTTATATAGCTAGGAACTCCATTGCCTCCATCACTGGTAGCACCAGCAGTACCTCCGGCACCTACACTAATGTACAGTATATCGGGCAAATCTGCTGTGGGAAATATTAGACTACATTGAGCACTGCTTCCGCCGCCACCGCCGCCGGTGGTGGTGGCTCCATTCCCCTGACCAGCGCCACCTCCTCCACCACCCCCAAGTACAAAAAAATGTACAAAACTCACACCACGGGGTTTAAGCCAAGTTTGCCAATTTGTACCCGCAGTAGGGGTGGCAGCATAAAATATCTGCTGATTGGCTCGAGAACTTGTGGGTAAGTGTAAGACATCAAGCATAAATCAATAACTTCCGCCGAACGCGGTCACCTGCCATCCTGCTCCTGCGTTTGTGCCCAGTCCCACTAATATTCGATGTCCCGGAGGTAGAGCAAAGTTAAGTGGATAATCAATATCAGAGGTAGCAGCAGTTTGAACACCGGTGGTAATGGGCAGCGACACTTCACCAACAAAGAAATTGTTGTTCACACCAGATAGGGCAAGATTGTCTCTAATACCAGTAGCAGTTGTTTGTACAAATGTGTTGGTGGTGGTCGAAAAATAAGTAACTTGGCCACCGGATAGTGGGCCCACATACAGTCTATAACTAGTACTACCCGTAGAAACTCCCCAAGTCCAAGTTATACTACCATTAACTGTTCCTGCAATCTGTACCAGAGCACTTTCCCCACTACTCGTGGTAAATGAACCGTATTGATCCTGTGCCACAATCTTGGCATAAAATGGTTGCTGTCGTAATGATCCACCTGTAGTGGATGTGGTAGCACTGGGCGTACCAGGACTAGGTATATTAGTTTGTAAGCGGCCGAAGCTGTTGTTAACATACATGCGGGCCACTGTGGCTGTTGAGTTTGTGCCCATGGCCTTAAATCTCAATCTCTGAACATATCCGCCATTGACCTCGTCTGCAGTAAACACCACAACATTGTTGGTACTGGTACCGGTATAGTCAGCGGCTGCGATAGTAAGTATATCACCCCCCTGTATATCACCCACGGCTGAATAAATTGGACTTGTATTTGCTGCCATTTCTATTAATTCCTTTTAATTTCTTTGTGTATATTTAATTAGGGCATGGCCATGCCCATTGAAATTGCGACTGCCTGGCCTTGAGTTATACCTCCGCCGCCGCCACCGGTAAAAATTGTTCCATTTATGTATAGATTGCTACCATCAACCCGAAGACGCTCGGTGGTGCCGGCTGCGATGATCACAGTGCCGGATAATCCTGCTGTACCACTTACACTGCCTATTATGGTATTACCATTACCTGTGGTTATACTGTTACCTGCGTTGTAACCTATACCTATATTGTACTGCCCAGAACTGATATTTTGAAGAGCACGTGCCCCTAAAGCAGTGCCTGCAAAAGCATTTGTTGTTCCGAACATTGTTTCATGACCCACAGCAACATTATTAGCCCCAGTTTCGTTACTGTTTAGAGCAAGATAACCAACGGCAATGTTATTAGTGCCTGTAGTATTCGTATCTAGTGCGCCAGAGCCTGCGGCTAGATTGGTTGAGATCGATCCGTTACCTCGACCAATTCGTATTCCATTAAAGTAACCATCTTGTTCCGCATATAAATTGCCTCCTATGCCCACTCCACCGCGAACCTGCAGTGCACCTGTACTAGTAGAACTGGCCGCAGTGGTATTGGTAATGGTGAAAATACCCGAAAAGGGGCTAGACAATCCACTCGAGCCGGTACTGACCGCAAATCCATTAATAGTGATCTGAGTAGCGGTGATTGTACCGCCTACAAATAATCCTCCACCTATACCTACACCACCATTGACTACCTGAAGAGCACCAGTTTGAGTTGAATTAACTCCAGTAGAGTTGTTAATGGTTAACGAACCGGTGATTGTACCACCATTGAAAGAACTACTTAATGTGGTCCAAGACACACCATTGCCCGTGGAGATTAGGACCTGCCCGTTGGTGCCAGTAGTACCTCCAGCAGATAATACTCCACTAATGGTCAAGGTGTTGGCCACTATCACATTGGTTGCGGTTACTGTTCCAGCAACATCAAGGGCTACAGAAGGAACAGATTTACCTGTTCCGATACCAACATTACCAGCAAACCAATTTTGTGCCGTGCCTGCGGCATGTACATTCCATTTACTAGCACCGCTCGCAATTCCACTATAAAGTCCATAGGCATTGGTTGCTGCTGTGCCTAGAGAAGAATCTGCGCTAAATCCATAGGCATTAGTAATAGTACTGCCAACGCCCACTGTGTTAAATCCTGCACTGAAAGCACGATACGCACTGAGCGTAAACGAAGCCGCTTGTGTATTCATAGAGGCCAGCACACCATAAGCATTTACAGTTACATCAGACTGTATGGTATTGCTGGCGTTAAATGATCCTACAGTTGTGCCGCCAGTTAGAACAGCATTGTTACTAAACCCATAGCGAGAATTAATACCATTAATACCCATATTGCTGGCAGCATTTACAACATCCACTGTAAGTGTACTGGTCCAAGATATGCCATTACCCGTGGAACTCAACAACTGATTGTTGGTACCAGTAGTACCACCAGCATATAATGCGCCGCCAATGGCCACATTTCCGCCTATTCCTACCCCGCCTTTAACCTGTAGTGCACCGGTATTAGTAGAACTGGCCGCTGTAGTGGCGTTTACAAAAAGTGAGCCATTAGATACAGTTAGGCCGTCACCGTCAATTAGCACCCTTTGTGTATTGAAAGTGAGGAAGGCAAATTGACCTGCAGGAGCATTAATACTTGCATTGCCACTTAAATTATTAATGACTATTTGAGTACTTCCTTGTCCAATTGTAGCTGTGGTTCCTCCTACATAAAGACTACCCCCGATACCTACACCACCTATTACTTGGAATGCACCGGTAATGGTAGATATTGCCTGAGTGGTATTAGTCACCGTGGTAATCCCACTAAACTGACCTATAGTAGCAGTTACAGTACCACCATTAACATTGGTAGCATTAACCGATTGATTAGCTGTACCTATATGTGTAGTACCAGTATTAGCCAATGCATATGCAGTGGCAGCAGCAGTAGATGTAGAAGCAGTTCCTGTCAAATTGCCAATAAATGTAGTAGCTGTAACTACACCACCTACCCATAGATCCCTACCAATACCTGCACCGCCTGTGACTATGAGAGCACCGGTGGTAGTTGATGTTGCTTGAGTTGAACTTGTGATTGATAGGGCGGTAGTAAATGTTCCACCATTGGCAATATAATTGATTAAATTGCCTGAAGTTTTGTAATAAAGTTTACCGTCAGCGTAGTTTAGTGCCAGTTCACCAAAGACTAAATCACCTACAAGAGGAACTTTGCCCGAGACCGAGCTTTTTTTGAGAATAATAGTAGACATTATACACCCTAAAAAGGATTAATTGGGAGAATAAAAATTCTCCCGTATTTCAAAAACTATTTAGTAAGTACCGCCATCAATATCGCCATAAATCAAAGCACTACCTGCAGTGTTGACCTGTAGTACTTGTCCCGCAGTGCCCAAGGGTAAGTATGCAGTCGAACCAGCAACACTTTGATATACCAGTTGATAACTGCCGCTGCCGCCTGTTAGGTTTGTCGCATTGGTAGCAACTGCTACATGTATACTACCTGTGGTAACGAATGTTGCTGTTGTAGCGTTACTTTGTAGTAAACTGCCCGCGCCGCCTACCCCGATAAACTGGGTAACACCTACAGCACTTTGGTAAGGTAAAGCACCTGCAGTACCACCTGCTATATTTGTAGCCGTGACCGCAAAGTTAGCTGTACCTACATGAGTAGTACCAGTATTGGCTAAACTATAAGCAGTAGCAGCACTAGTAGCTGTAGCCGCACTAACCGCAAAGTTAGCTGTACCCACGTGCGTAGTACCAGTATTGGCCAGTGAGTAAGCAGTAGCCGCACTAGTGGCTGTAGCCGCAAAGTTAGCTGTGCCTACGTGTGTGGTGCTAGTATTAGCTAAACTATAGGCAGTAGCTGCATTAGTGGCTGTAGCAGCACTGACCGCAAAGTTAGCTGTACCCACATGAGTGGTACCAGTATTGGCCAGCGCGTAAGCAGTAGCCGCATTAGTCGCTGTGGTCGCACTGACCGCAAAATTGGCTGTACCTACGTGTGCGGTGCTGGTATTGGCCAGCGCGTAAGCAGTGGCAGCACTGGTCGCCGTGGACGCAAAACTAGCTATTCCCACATGTGTGGTGCTAGTACTGGCCAACGAATAAGCAACAGCAGCACTGGTAGCAGTTACAGCATTGGCTGCTGTATTAGCATATCCTACATAGATACTGCCGGTATTGGTATAAGTAGGAGCACTAGTACCAGCACTGACTAATATCTGTCCTGCGGTGCCGGGTCCATAAAAACTAGTTAAACCTGGACCTGTTTGATAAGGGACCCGACCAGCAGTCCCCCCTGCTATATTGGTTGCGGTGCTAATGCTACCTTCAATTGTAGCATTAATAGTTCCGCTAACAGTTAGATTGCCGCCGACAAACATATTGCCGCCGACTCCTGCTCCACCTGCCACTACAAGAGCGCCTGTACTGGTATTATTACTAGCGGTAGTATTGGTTAGTATGATTCCGCCAGTTTTAAATATGCCGTAAACTCCGCTAGTAAATGTGCCCCCGACTGTTTCTTGCCCTGTTCCGTACCACTCTAGATAACCACTGTCATTGTCCCACCCGAGGAAACTGTCGTTGTCTACGCCTTTGTAACTATGAAACACAAATCCAATGTCTTTGCCGTCATCAACTGTCCACGCACCGCCGACTCCGCCTGCAGGAGTGTGCAGGTTAAGAATATTGTCAGTAATAACTGTTTGAGTGGAGAATACATATGTGGTTGTTCCACTGAATACCACATCGTTCTGGAATACCGCAGGACCTGTAACATACAATGAACTGCCGATGCCTACACCGCCGGCTACGTATAGTGCATTGTTGGCCACTGTTGTAGTGCTGGCCATAGTACTCAGTATTGTAGCACTATTTCCAACGAATAAATTACCTCCAATTCCAACGCCGCCACGAACTTGGAATGCACCGGTACTAGTAGATGTTGCCTGAGTGGTATTTGTTACTGTACTAACAGCACTAAATGATCCAGCAGTAGCGGTTACAGTACCACCGTTGACATTATTGGCATTAACTGCCTGGTTAGCTGTACCCACATGAGTGGTACCAGTATTAGCCAATGAGTAAGCAGTAGCAGCATTAGTGGCTGTAGCCGCACTGACCGCAAAATTGGCTGTACCTACATGTGTGGTACCAGTGTTGACCAATGAGTAAGCAGTAGCAGCATTAGTGGCTGTAGCCGCACTGACCGCAAAATTGGCTGTACCTACGTGTGTAGTGCTGGTATTGGCCAATGAGTAAGCAGTAGCAGCACTAGTCGCTGTAGCAGCACTGACCGCAAAGTTAGCCGTGCCCACATGAGTGGTACTAGTATTGGCTAAACTATAAGCAGTGGCAGCATTAGTGGCAGTAGCAGCACTGACCGCAAAGTTAGCCGTGCCCACATGAGTGGTACTAGTATTGGCCAATGAGTAAGCAGTAGCCGCGTTAGTGGCAGTAGCAGCACTGACCGCAAAGTTAGCCGTGCCCACATGAGTGGTACTAGTATTGGCCAATGAGTAAGCAGTAGCAGCACTAGTCGCTGTAGCAGCACTGACCGCAAAGTTAGCCGTGCCCACATGTGTAGTGCTGGTATTGGCCAATGAGTAAGCAGTGGCCGCGTTAGTAGCAGTAGCAGCGAAACTGGCTATGCCCACATGTGTAGTGCTGGTATTAGCCAATGCGTAAGCAGTAGCCGCATTAGTGGCGGTGGCAGCAAAACTGGCTGTACCTACATGTATACTACTTGTAGTGACAAACGTTGCTGTACTGCTAGCGCCCATCTGTAATAAAGTTCCAACAGTACCTGTTCCGATAAACTGAGTAACACCAGTAGCACTTTGATAGTGTATTGCACCTGCAGTACCGCCTGAGATATTTGTAGCATTAGTAGCGTTTGTCGAACTAACTGCAAAGTTAGCTGTACCTACATGGGTAGTGCTGGTATTAGCCAATGCATAAGCAGTAGCCGCGTTAGTTGCTGTAGATGCAAAACTGGCTGTACCTACATGTATACTGCTCGATGAAACAAAAGTTGCTGTACTGCTAGCACCCATCTGTAATATTGAACCAGTAGTACCTGTTCCAATAAACTGAGTAACACCGCTAGCACTTTGATAGTGCAGTGCTCCTGCAGTACCACCTGAAATATTAGTAGCAGCGCCTGCATTGTTAGCATAACCCACTACTAGTGTGGAAGTTGATGCCCAAGTTGCTGTAGAACCGCTGCTTAACAGTATCTGCCCGGCGGAACCTGCAATGATAAAGGATGTGGCACCAGCAGCAGTCTGGATGGGAATATAACCGGCAAGACCACCTGCTAAATTAGTAGCAGTTGTTGAAGCAGCGGCATTTGCCCAGGATAGGTTTCCAGCGCCATCTGTGGTTAATACATAGCCCGATGTTCCATTTGTAGTCGGAAATGTGTATGCGTTGTAGAATCTTATCTTACCAGAACCCGCCGGAATTAGGTTAATATCTCCGTTAGCATTTGTGCTTGCGATTACGTTTTCAACACCGGCGCCACCAATTTGCAAGTTAGTAGTTTTTAGTACATCAATTTTATTATCAGCACCTACTATGATTGCAGAACTAGTTGTCAGCGTGCCCGGAACATGGTCCAGCATATCAGTGAAATACTTACCACCGATTACTAGATGATTCGCAGCATTTCCACCAGTTTCTGTACCTTGGCCAATGTATAAGCGATCACCACCGTTAGATTGTGTGCCAGCAAGTGCCGAGTAGGCTAATTCTCCGGTTGCCAGCGTAGCCGGATTTCCGGTCGAATCAGATCGTTTAATTCTAATAGTTGTCGCCACTTACAATCTCCCGTAATTCTTTAAAAATGCCCGCCGTCCATGTTCTGTTTGGTAAGGTCTTTGGTTCCGACCCACTTATTTATGCTATTATCGTACACAAGAACCTCCCCATCAGCAGGGCTAGCAGCCAATACGTCGCTTAGGCCTTGTAATGTAGTAACACTGTTGGCATAATCTAAATCATTCCAACGGTCTACACCGTTGCCTATTTTAAATTTACCAGTATCAGACTCTGCAGCCAATTCACCGTCTGCAAGTATAGGATTCGCAATGGTCCATTGTGCCGCAAATCCGCGCCGTATCTGTATTCTAACAGCCATTAAATTCCACCTCCGTCTACCGGATCTAATCCACCATATACTGAATTTGGAGTTCCACCATCCAAATTACCGAATCCTAGTGCCTCTATAGTTATCGTTTTATAGGGCGATGCGGCAGGATCTGTGGTTATGGTAATTGCGTTACCTGCTACAAATTCTATAATATCTTCTCCGCTGGCCACTAGATCTGTAGAACTATTGACTTTTATAGTTTTAAAAGTACTCGAAACTCCTGCCGTAGCAGTATTAGCATTTAATGTTCCATCAGGACCAATGGTTAAATTTGCACCAACTTTGATACCACCTAGTGTTGAAGTAGTAGCGGCGGGCAATACATATGAACTGGTACTTACTGCGGACAGTGTTCCATCACCACTGATACTAAGACCAGTGCCAACTTTGACCCCGCCCAATACACTACTTGTAGCAGTGTTTAACACATAAGGTGCTGGTATATTAGTTAGATCATTGTAATTGCCACTAAAAGGTGCCGCAACAGAGATAGTGCCATCTGCTGTGATTGAGACATTGGCGCCAATCTTGACGCCACCCAGCCTGGTATTTGTGGCTGTGACCAGTACATAAGTGCTAGTGCCACCACCCCCACTAGTGAACAGTATTCCACCGGGTGTATAACCGTCACTGAGTCTTAATTCGGGAGTATCTTCGTCGTAGAATATCGTGCCCTTATCACCTACATAAGTAGGAGCCTGAACGGTAATTATTCTACCTGATTTTATCTTTTGTACGGGCACACTAAATCTTCCAATTTAGTGTATTTACCGTTTGAACCCAGACTAGGCTTCCCTCAGGGTCTGTTGATATTCATTGGCCAGTGCGTCAAAACTTTCAGATACATCAAATTCTGTTTGTTCTGCAACTTCTTCACTAGATTCTTCAGAATAGGCACCGTTGTCGTCAAGTATTTGACTGAGTACTTTACTACGCTTGCCTTCTTGGTGTTTGAGCAATTCTAGTTGCTGCTGTAATGGAAACACATTAACAGGAGCCGGGGGTAGTTCTTTTTCCGGGGCAGAGGCCACAACTGGATCACCGCTACCCGACGGTATAGTAATAGTAATAGGGATATTGATAGTAACTACTTTACCGTCAGATTCTGATAAAAATTCTCTTGCTCTCATAGTATATTATTTATTCAGACACCCTCTAGATAAGTTCCATTCATTGTTGGCGCCGATGAATAAGTTACTACCAGCGTTTCATTTGGCCTCAACGAATAAAACCCTTGTGTTTTACCAGTTACCGTAGTATTTGCGCCTCGACCCCTGGCCACCGACGATACGGTACCACCTACAACATACACTAGAATTCGATTAGTTGTTGTATTAGTATACGAATAAGGCGAAGCACCAACGGTTATGGTTGGTATGCCTGATCCTGTCGGGGCGTTGAATCCGGCAATATCGCCAACTGAAGAATCACATTCAAGATACAACTCTTCAAGTTTCCCGGGTTGGTTCATGAAAACAGACTCGGATATAAAATATTGAGTACCTGAAACGCTTACCGTAGCCTGTTCAGCAATATACAAACTACCTTTGAATCTGTACACATTAGTTGCCGCTGTTGCTAGTTCAAGTATTCTACATGAACCAGTTTTATTACCCTTGTTCATTCTATAAGATTTAAGATTGAACTCGAAAATTCCAGTATTTGATGAGTCAACATAGACGCCGGTGCCGCCGCTATCTTGCAATACTCCATCCAGATAAAAATTGTGTGTATTTCTAATTTCCAGTAATGCCCGAGTAGCGGTGCCTGTGCTCGATTCACGCCCGTTTGGATCGGAACTGTCCTGTAATTTAGTGTTTGTAATTCTTAAATTTTCAACTCCGCCTGCAGTGCCACCATCGATGTATACCAATACTCCTGGTGAATTTTTAAATGTAACATTATCGAGTATAACATCTTTTGTAGGAAACCCGCTTCTTGCACCGATATAACATCCGGTTAAAGTCGTCGGTGAACTGCCCGGTAGTGTGAACGTCCTTCCTATATTTGTTGCAATAAAATTGGATACTCTAATATTATCATTACCGAGTGTGTCAAATGATCCTTCTGAATGTATATACAATCCAGTACAAGATGTGTAGTTATGATTCCTAACAGTGCCCCCTCCGGCAAGTGTACCCGCTGCTGTGGCAGTAATAACTTGATTTACGGAGGGTATTTGAGTTAGACCGCTAAAGTATGCCTGCCACTGACCTAGTGAGGTAGTTGATGTTGTTATCACAGTGTAATTTGTACCGCTAGAGATCGTAGAAGTCGTTACTTCTCTACTAGCACTCAGTGAATTTGAATATTGTGCTGGTATAAATCCATCAACCGAACAACCGATGTTAACTACATCTTTTGCTCCGACATAAGCAAACGCCCGCGCCCACTTGCAACCTCTAACATGATTATTCTGATCTAGAATTTGCGATGGTTGCCCAGGAGAGCCGCCGGTGGCATATCCAACAACAGGAAAAGCATCATCGCCGCTGGCCTCTACTGTATTATTAATACGCTTGATGTTTCTAGATGTTCCTGTTATATGCAATGCATCCTTATAACATTCTTGAACAAGATTATTAACTATTTCTGAATCTGTTACATGACGATACATCAATACTGTGCCGTATTGATTTTTAAATATGCAATTTTTTACTATTATATTATTACATGTAGTAAACTTTAGGCAACCTTGCGATTCGATCTGATTTTGATTTGTTTCAGTGGCCGCTGTATTGGGGCTATTAAAGAAAATTGAATCAATTGTTACATTATTAATATTGCTATGTGTTATAGCACAGTTACCTTTCCCCCCGGTGCTAATATTTCTAAGTTCTGTTTGACCATAAACACCAAGCAATGATACACCAGGATTTGCAATAGTGCCTGAATAGCAATATATTCCGGGAGGAATATATAAATTAACTCCAGCTGAGAATGCTTGTGTAAGAGCGGTCGATATGGCTGATGTTTGATCAGTTACGTTATTGGAATATACACCATAACTGTTTATATTGATATATCCAGGGCCTATTACGGTATTGTCAGTCCAAACAGTATCAAAGCTAGCAGTAGAGGCTTTAGCTAATACCTGACCCGTTGATCCCCCAGAAGCAATTCCCGGTCCCTGAGGTCCCTGAGGTCCGGTAACTCCTTGTGGTCCCTGTGGTCCAGTGACTCCTTGTGGTCCCTGTGGTCCCTGTGGTCCGGTGACTCCTTGTGGTCCCTGTGGTCCGGTGACTCCTTGTGGTCCCTGAGGTCCAACAGCATTGACTAATTGGCCATTAGTATAGATGTTGCCGGCATACAAAGAACCGCCTATGCCAACACCGCCTGCAACAACTAAAGCACCTGTTGTGGTAGAACTGGCGGCAGTGTTATTGGTTGTTTGAATGATATCATCTGTTTTGACTAAGGTTGTAGTAACGGTAGTATATTCAATAGTTAATTTTTGGGCAACAATTTCTCCGCCCACATATAAATTACCACCAATACCGGCACCGCCCGTTACTTGTAATGCACCAGTAGCAGTACTTGTTGCCGCATTATTATTGGTAACTGCAATAGCAGCATATGTTACTGAGCTTGTTGTATATAAATCTTGGTCGGTTCGGCTAGGTCCCTGCGGTCCAGTAACTCCCTGTGGTCCCTGTGGTCCGGTAACTCCTTGTGGTCCCTGTGGTCCGGTAACTCCTTGTGGTCCCTGTGGTCCGGTAACTCCTTGTGGTCCTTGCGGTCCAGTAACTCCCTGTGGTCCGGTAACTCCTTGTGGTCCCTGTGGTCCGGTAACTCCTTGTGGTCCTTGCGGTCCAGTAACTCCCTGTGGTCCCTGCGGGCCTCCGCCAACAGCGCTCAACGCACTCCATACTGTCGTACCGTCACCAACTCGCAGTTCATTGTTGGTAGTGTCATAGCCTGCTTCACCAAGGGCCAGTATTGGATCATTGGCAGTCCAATTAGCCGCTGTATCTCTACGCAGTTTAATTCGTGTTGTCATTTATATGCTCCAATTATGATGTTCCACCATCCAAGGTGAGGTCTGTTGCTGTGGTGTAGCTCCAGGCCGAATCGCCACCTTCTACATAATATTTTGCTTGATTATTAGTAATTGCTTCGCTCGATGACCAACGATCACCGGTCCATGTATAAGTTACTGCGTTAGTAGCCACATAACTTTTCCCTATTGTAGCGGTTGTTGGAAATATTACTGCTGTCATGTGTATATTTATTCTATTATAGTCCGAATCTTGCCCGTAGAGAATTGTAGTTCTGTAGTTGTTCTGCTTCAGTCAGTACTCTGTTATACATTAATACTAAGGCAATCTTACCCTGCATGTGGCGATTTTCATAGCCACTGGTACCGATATATAACTGATTAGGTCCAGAGTAAACGCCGTTGGTTGTTGCACCGCCCATGATGTTCCACCCTGATACTGCTTGATCGCTTACTGCTCCATTTATATAGAATGTTGTTGCGCCGCCGGATCCAGCAGCCCAATCGTCGTCGTTACCAGGATTAGGTGCTTGCCAGTTGGCGCCATAAAATCTCATACTCTTGTCACCAGGAACGCCAAATAGGCCTGTCATTCCACTCACAGTGAAATCTGGTTGGAACACCATGGTAAAGTCCTGATACACATTGAGCGAGGCGGTGTGGATACTGCCACCAAACGCATTGCTTCCACTGCCGCTGCCGCCTACATTGGTGGACCAGTTGAAATAACTGGTCTGTCCATTAGCAACATAGGATATAGCACTGTAATCGTTGACCACAGTTCCATTATTTGTAGCAGTCGACAAGTCAGTTATGCTTGTGCCAGATCCTGGGTAACTGGCAGGATTGCTAAAATCGTAGTGTAGTACCAATCCATTGCTGACAACGGAAGTGGGAATGTAGGGATTAGCATCTAGAACTACGCCCGGGCCTATAGTGAATCCTGAATTTAATATTAGGCTCATATATTACAGAGTTGTATAACCCCAGTAGATTGTTTGCGTTGATGTGTTATTGTTTGTAATACCAAAGCTAAACACATTAGAAGTAGTTCCGACGTAACTACTGGATGTGCTGATAACACCCGCTGTTCCTACAATTTGATTGGGTATAGCAGTTAGCACCAACGCATTTCCTGCGGCATAATACCACGCATATTGGCTTCCTATTACCGGCACATTGGGATTTGAAACATTCACTGTGGCATTCCATTCAACAATGCCGTTCGGAATATTTCCATTGACCCACATTTGGTAGTTGCCATTTAAGGGCACAGTGATACTGACTGTGTTAGAACCTGTGGCCAAAGTCCAACTACCCGATGTTCTGTTGTCTACATAGGCTGTTGTTTGTACTGTATTATCTGGGAATGTTAATGTTCCGGTGTTGCTAAAGGTCCAATGCTGTACACCTGCACCAATGCCCACTGAGCCTGCGCTGGTAATGTTGTCATATCTTGACGGGGGTGTCCCGCTGACATAGGTAACCACACTTGTTGGATCAGTTGAAAACACTGGTCCAGCACTTTCAAATGTTGTAACATTGAACACAATGTCATTGGCAGGTGTTGTTCCACCCGGGAATGTTGTTCCCGGTATGGTTAAATTAACACTGTCTGGACCATACCCACCTGCTCCTACTGCTACACTCATATTGACGAAAGTGTTGTCTGGTAGCACAGTAAATGTTAATTGTGTAGCGCCGTATGTTACAGGAATTGCTGTAAAGGTTGTTGGTACATAATTCCAGGCTACCGAAGGAACTGTTGTAGTACCGTCTGTGCCAAAAATCCATTTACTGTTGTCCATTGTAAGGTCTACAGTTCCGCGTATATCGGTAGTAACTAGTCCAGTAAAGTTGTTAGTAAAGGATTGTTGTGAAGCATTATTTTTCCACTGTAAGTCTAAAGTACCACTACCGGCAACATTGGCATACAATACCTTGTAGGAAACTACCTGTCCCCGTGTTAGTACAACCACTACTGGAGTGTTTATTTCTGGAACTGGGCTGATATCGCCATCGATTACAATGAAATAATAATCGTCAGCAGATACGTTAAACGTGTAAGTGCCGTCTTCCGGTGCTCTAAAGTATCCAGTGAGTTCCCAAGTTTGTTCAGGAATACCTGTCCAATAGATGGGAGTTACTGTGGCTGTAGCGACAGCAGTCCATCCGGCTATTGCCGTTGCTAATTCGCTGTATGTTGGATTAGGAAGAGCATATCCGCCCAAATACTCACTATAAATTTTTCTAGTCAGTCCCAATATGGTGCCAAGTTGAAGTCCTACATCGATAGTTCCGCTGTTTGGCAATATTATACCACCTGATCCACCAGTTCCACTTAATGTCAAAAAGCCGTTAGCAGGATTAATTCCGACTTTAGATGTGTTATTCCAAGTACCATCATAGAATACTAGATTAGCAACACCGCTTACATTATCACCGTTGGCTGGAACTAGTACGCCAGGGTAGGCTGTGGTCTGTGCTGTAGCATCTGGGAATGTTATTTGCCCACCTGATGCCAAAATCAATCTATCAGCATTGATGAACTGAAAGTAATCAACAGAATTGGTTGAACCACCTGTTGCTGACAGGGCTACTAAGGTTGAACCAGGCTTGTCATATACACAGTTGAATATTGAGTAAAAACCATTCAACACAACCGGAGCAACACTAGTCAATGCTGAGGTTAGTATTTGGCTGTTGGCCAAAGTAATAAATGTTCCGGAAGATGCAGTTACGGCATTGGTCACGGCAGCAATCACTACTGTCTGTACCAGGCTTAGACTTCCCGCAGTTAGTACTGGAGCAACAGTAGTTCCGTTTTTAATCAGCACAGTTGCGGCAGCGTTGTTGACTGTTACAAAGTTTGTGTTACCACCATAGATATCAACCAATCCACTACCAGTAATAGTTGCGGCAGCAAAATCAGTTAAACGAACCAGTGTGTAGTCACCAGAGCCACTCTTGGTAAGTGTGCCACTAATTTCGCAGTTGAGTATGTTTACATTTCCAGTACCAGTTGTCGCGGTGCTGGTTAGGTTTGTTATTTTTAGTCCTGAAATAGTACAACCAGTGGTTGCGGTCAGAGTTCCAGAAATCACAATATTTCCACCAAGAAGTCCGGGCCCAGTCAACACTGTGTATTGAACTGTTATTGTTGGGCTTTCAGTGTAAGTGCCCGGGTGAATAATTACAGTTCTTCTTTCGCCAGTTACCAAAGTCAATGCCTTGGTAATTGACGCAACTGGTTTCAGCAAGTCGCCATTGCCAGTGGTGTCGTTACCGTCAGTTTGACTAACGTGGATTTCATAGTCATATCCAGTAAAGATACCTGGGTAGGCAGTAGTCTGTACTGTTGAGTCAGGGAATGTTAAACCACCATCTGCGGCAAAGGTCCAATTTGCTGGATTAGTTCCTGTACTGGCTACAATAGTAACATCGGTACCTGTGCCACCACCTTTGATTGTTCCACCTTCGGGTAGTGTTAAATTACCGTCTGTGCCAAAGGTCCAGGTGCTGGTTGTTGTAGCAGTTGAATAAGTTCCGACAACTATGTCACCACTATGATCAACTTTGACATACTGACTGTCGCTGCCTAAATATAAATCAGTCTCACCACCGCCTGCTGTCAAGTGTATGTGATTACCATCCTGGATTGTGGGATAAATCAACAATGATTGGGTAGCACTAGATACGCCCGATGGTATAAGTCTAATAGCCCCAGTATCATCTGCTATCGTGCCACCGTTTGGTAATGTCAGTATACCGTTTGATCCTAAACTCACTACCGATGTGCTTGATGTTAGTTGCCATCCGCCGCTGCTGCTGCCGGTAACTTCACTACCATTAACTAATAGTGTACCACTAGTATTAATCGTTAATGTAGAACTATTGATATACAATATGCTACCATCAATTTCAATATCGTCTAAGTATGTAGATGGACTTGGTATTTGTGTTGGGTTAGCATCTACCCATTGTTCACCGTAGGCAATATAGGTGCGTCCATCAATAGTATTATACCATTGTGATCCTTCTGTGGTTGCTGCAGGAGCGGTATCACTTACAATCACACTGCCCAGTACTAAATCGGTATTGCCTTGAACGGTCAGTGTACCTGATGTGCTAACTGTGATAATAGGATTACCGTCAACTGTAACATAGTTATTTTCGTTAACACCCAGTGCCACTCCACCGATGTAGATTGTGCCTGTGCCAACATAGATACTACGCCATTGACTTGATGTAGATCCTAAATCATAGGTTAAATCTGCTGCGGGCATAAGATTGTGCGATACAATATCTCCAGCAACTCCAATACCACCGACAACGGTCAAAGCACCTGTGGTGGTGCTTGTGCTCTCTGTGCCCGCAGCATCGAATGTAGCCACGATGTTTTCTTCTAGTGTGCCGCCGATGTGTATCTTGACTGTGGTTCCGGAACTGTCAGTACCTATAGTTAAATTGTTGCCGGACACGTAGAGATATCCGTCTCTACCTCCGGATACAGTCCAATCTTCGTTGACGTAGTTACTACCATTAATACCAAGATCTATGTAATCAGTTTCATCATCACCGCTGTCTGCAGTGGCCACAAAGTCTGTACTAGCACTAGTACCTGTACTCTGATTTTGTGCCTGTATTTGACTGTATCCATTAACATCAGAGACAAACACAGACAAGGGATTAACCACTGTCCAGGAAGGCAGATTACCAAAAAATCCTGTTCTAGCATACAGATTACGCCAGTGAGTAGCAGTAGATCCCAGATCATGTGTGTACTGGGTATCAGGAGTAACATCAGTATGAATTTGAGTAAGATCGAGTTCATTGCCTAGATTTCTGATCAAAAACTGCCCGGTATCAATGCTATCATACTCGCAGGCATAGTATAGTGTATCTGGTGCATCTTCCGGAACGGTAAATGTCAGTGTGCCAACTTCAACACCATTGTTAATAATCCCATCAGTGAGTACAGAATTTATGTCAAACGCACCCGGAGTAGATTGAATCCAAAATGGATGGCCAGGAACGTTTGCTTCAAAATAATAAGTTAGTCCCCGAATTAATACTATATCAGGACTGCTCGGTGTTCCATCAAACACGTAATGTTCACCGGGTCCATCTTCAGTTACTACAAAAGTTCTACCTTTTAGGCCGGATAGTACAGAAAGACCATTTCTCTGAATATCGCCCTCAAGGGGCAATGTTAATACACCAGTAGGATTAAATATCCATTCCTGCTCATTTGACTTTACTGTTAATCTAGCCTCTACATCCTGGAATTCTAATTGTCCACCACCCTCAAAGGTACCAGTGAACGCATAAGACGCTTGATTTACCAGTGGCCAAGTATTCTCTAGAATAAACTGATAAAGAACCCTACTAGATGTGGTCTGTGTGTTTACGGCTAATACTTTTGATTTACCTACACCGTCACTGATGTAAATGGGGCCAACCATTGCGGCATGGTGCTGGCACTGATAATATAATGTATCCGGTGCGTTTAGGGGTACTGTGAAAGTGATAATGCCTTCACCGGTACCTTGATTTGTAACACCAAGACTATAAACGTCAGCAGGATTATAACCTGCTCCTGTGGTCTGTATATAAACAGGGTGTGGGGGAGCAAATACATCCAGGTAGTAGGTATTTCCCCTCTGCAGATATAGTGGTTTGTTAACTTCTCCATCCACAAGATATGCCAAAAATCCAGGCTGTTTGATTACGGTATACGTGGTATTATCCGGATCAGGTTGATCTATGCCCGAACCACTAGCATACCAGTTAACACGAACATTAACTATGTCAGGATAAACATCAAGGAATTGACTGATTATGTTAGATCTACCAGTAGTACCTGTATTGGTAAATGTCTCAGAGTTGGATAACCCAAGGAAAGGGGTGTAACCTGTTCCGTCAACTGGAATAGATAACGCAGCATCTTCATATAGATCCACTGTGGTAGTGTTTACCACAGAAACATAGTGATACTTGTTGTTAAGTTCTACAGTGGTTCCGATACCCGTGAGTTTTACTAGATCAGAGTTACTTAGAGTATGCGGACCAATAGTATGTATCATGACTGGGGAATCCAGCATGATATCATCGATTAAAAAGATTGTGGCTGTGGTCGAAGAACTAATATAGGACTGTAGCACTCCATTCGGAGGGAAGTTTAAACTTCCTTGAGCGTCTAATCGTACCCGAGCAGAACCGTTGATTAAAGAACTGGTGGACGCAAATCCACTCTGAAATGGTGTGCCGTTAATTGTGATATTTCCGCTACCGTTAATGGTTAACGCATTGCCATTAATAGTAACACCATCTGGACCCACATATAACCTGTCCCATTGCTTACTGGAACTGCCTAGGTTACGTGCTTGGTCATTATCTGGAACAAGACTACTGGAAATTGCCAACAGATCAAAATTTGTACCTGTGGCTATCGTGGCCAATTCCGCAAAGTTAGCATTAACTTTACTAAATGCTGTGCGAATACTGTCGCCGTTGCCCGAATTAGGGCCAGTTCCTGTGTTAATGACTTGAATGGTCATGGTTAAATTCCTGCAAGTTTGCGTATTGCTTCTAATTCTACATTAGGTTCTGCTTCTGGTTGTTCTTTTGCTGCCAACTGATCGTATTGATCCATGGTCAGGGTACCCTGATTTTTCATTTCAACTAATTTTGAAACAAGATCGTGTAATTCAGTGTCGGATTTTATATCTTCCCTGGCTAATTCTAGAATTTTAGTTAATAAAGGGACATCCATAGTCACAGTGTCTACTGGATCTTGTGTTTCTTTAAGGTTTGGCTTGGCTGGGTTTACCAGGCTGGAATGTATAATAGTAGAATAAGTCATATGACTATTTAGTTGCTCTTTTATAGTTTTAATCTTATAATAGTCTGTACAACTATTCGAATAAATATTACTATAATATGGCCGCACTAATGTTGAATGCTGACGGAGCACCTATTTCATATTTGCCTCTCTCCATCATTACTTGGGAAGAATCCATTAAGTACCTAGTTTTAGAAAAAGCCAGTGTACTTGAATTCTATGAAGATTGGATAGTTCGCAGTGCCAATTGGAGCACACACGTTCCAGCAGTAATGATCCTAAAAGACTACGAAAAAAGAAAAACCACTGTGAGATTTTCCAAACAGAATGTTTTTTTGCGAGACGGGTACGTCTGCCAATATTGCGGAGTTCAACTGAATAAAAAGACCGCAACTCTAGATCACGTGCTACCAATTAGCCACGGTGGGAAATCTAACTTTGAAAACTGCACTACCAGTTGCGGACCTTGTAATGCCGTTAAAGGGAACAATCAGAAAATTGTTCCTGCAGTAAAACCCAACAAACCCAGTTATTTTACACTGGTTGAAAAGAGAAAGAAACTAAAATGGGAAATAGCCCATTCAAGTTGGGCAAACTATTTAGATTAGTCTATTTTTCTCTATACACAATGCGACCTTTAGATAGATCGTAGACTGAAAGTTCTATTGTTACTCGATCGCCTTCTAAAATTTGAATTTTATTCTGGCGCATCTTGCCGCTGATATGTCCTAAAATAGTGGATCCTGTTTCTAACTTAACTCTAAACATTGCGCCGGGTAAACATTTATCAACTACACCGGGCATTTCGATCACATCATTCTTCATCTAACTTTTTATGTCCTCTTTATTAAAATAATACTTAGTAAAATCAGTCCCATAATCCAGAGTAATATTTTCCAAACAACCGCAAGCCATTATCAATACGATCTTGATGCTGCTTTAATCCTTCGTGGTCAATTGTAAAAGTATCTTTAGGACCACGTTTCATTTCGTACATAGTAGGCTTGCCCTGTTCATCATGAGCACTGGGTTCAAAATAACTGTCATGTTTTCCGGAATAATATTGCTGCTCCCAGTCACACTCGGGATGTTGTTGTTCAAAGGTCCAGATTAGTTCACTCATTACCCAATTCCATCTACGATGAACGTTTTCATCAGTGTCCCATTCATTTTCTTTAGGAGGTGCTTCTGTGGATCGCAGATTCAACCCCTCGGGTACATCCTCGTCGTCAACCAAGGCACTGCCCTTTTTAGTTGCCTGTAGTTGTTTGAGCATGGGTAAAATAATCATGCTCAATGTACCGTCCATATTCCAAGTATCATAGCAGTCAATACGAATTTTTACTCTGCGGGTACGCTTACGATCAAACCAATTGCAGAAATCATCCACCCATGTAGTAGATAACCACTCACCTATGCGATCATGCAGCCGGTAGTCCCACCGATCAATAAGATCGTCACTAGGATAGTGATCGTGCCAAAAAAACACAGCATCAACAATTTGATAAGGTCCCCAATAGTTTTTATATGGTCCTATATACAGTTTCATGAGTTATTGTCCTTTAAGCAACGTCTTCAGTTTTTTGATCACTGGGATATTTATTACTGGCCATACGAATAATTAGAATGCTAATGGATAGTACCATGGTGGTACCTCCCAGGGTGGCTATTTCCCAAACCCGATCTGATCCTACAGCCACAAGGTCCACTAAGTGTCTGGTCAATGCTGTAATTGCAATATAAACCAGAAATCTCACTGGCATATGATTGGTCTTGAAATAGATACCAACCATGGCTCCAATTTCCAAATAGATAAACAACAGCAGTAGATCTGGGATAGTGGCATGATGCTTGTTAAAAAACTCAACCACAGTCCAACCAGCAGCCCATACAGTGGCGGCACCGATCACAAACAAGGCCAGTCTATGAAATAGACCTACCAGTACGTTGCCCACGGCGTCAAGATTTTGTAATTGTTTTTGCATTTAAGCCACCAACCAGACATAGTCTTGTTTTAGTCGCACAGTTTCACGACCATCGTATTCTTCAATTATGAATTCTGCGCCCAGGTCCACCCACTCAATGGTCAGACTCCATGCTGCGCCATAGTATCCATCCTGCCCATAGGTTTGTTTGCAGTAGGGTATAATCCGTTCATGCTGCTCATTTTCCACCATGGCCACAATCTCAGGATCAAAGAGAATTTCAGGCTTGTCCATCCAAGTAGACCATCCTGCACCAAAATTAGGGGTAATCAATACTGCCACTTGACCATTTCGAATTACTCGATTCATTTGCTTATCCTATAGTTATGTGCGTACATTACAGGTCAACTGGCCAAGCCCAATTAACCGTGATCCAATCTGACAAACAGTCTTCAAAGGAGTAGTCGCGGTCAACTGTGTCTTGCCCGTACTTTTCACACATTTTCTTATACCAATAGAGCCAGTAGGTTCGTCTGACATCATCTTCACTGACAGTTTCCACATAGCCACCGCTGGCATCTGCTCGTGGATTACCCGGATTATATTCGTTGTAAGAATAGTATCTCATTTCTTATCCTTTAGCAAGACCTTGACTTATTCATAATTGTTCCACTCGGTGAGAACGAATTTCAGACTTGCCCAAGCCTTATCCTCCGCATCAATCTCTACGGTGACTTCAAAGCCACCTGAAGAACTCAAATACTGTTTACCATCATTATCACGGGCCCACTCAATGCCCTCAATCAGACGGCGACGAGCCTCGGTTCGCAGTTGGATAACATCAGGAACAAAAACTTGTTCAGGTTTATCTGGAAAATTTTTATGCCAGGTCCAACCCAGATAGGTCATTACACTGTGAACACGCGCAAAGTAAAAGTTCTCCAGAATTTCCCAGACTACATCGTGATCGCTTTCAGTCAGGTTTGCCATTTTTCAAATCCTCCGCTAATCGTTTGTGAAAAGTATCTTCGCCATCATCGCCACTGACCAGCCAGTCAATGCGTTGAGCATAGATAAGTGCTTGGTTCAACAGTTCAACGGCCCGCTTGAATTCCCTAATGGTTTCATCTGAGTATTCACGACCCTTAGGATTGCCCCAGTCGTTGAGTTCTTGAGAATGATTGTCCCTAATCAACTGCTCGACAGCATCTGCGATATAACCTAATCGGTACTGTTGATAATCAAAAAAGCCGCCACTCATGGTTAAACTCCGTTTTACTAGTGTATGTGTATAGTATACAGTAAACTGGATTCATTGTCAAGCCCAGGGTTTACCAACTGATTGAAATACGCTGATTGCCCGACTCATTCCAAGACCACTCACATCCACATTCTTCAATTATGGGCAAAATACTTTTGAGATTTTCCACACCTAGGGGTGTGCCACTGAAACAGAATACAGAATTGTCCTGCTGTTCTGGACTGTAATGTGGGAATGTGTCAAAGTCTGCTTCAGTTACCCCCTCTGGCAAGATTCGTTCCTGCTTTTCATCATTCCATTCACATTCCATTTCACAGTCCTGTTCGTGATTGAACAGCACACGATCAAAGTCTATATCCTGACCCGTGAATGGTCCTTGCTCGTGCTCACCGGGTAAACTCTGCCAAGCACAAGTTTGGCAACAGGGTAGAGCCCAGGCCACATACCAGCCTTGCTCGGTTAATCGATCTTGTAGTCGTCTAAATCCGTTCATTCTTCAACTCCAAAATGTTTCGTAATCGCTAATCCTACCCATTCCGCACCTAATGCCTGTTCATCTTCGCCATCTGCTTCGAACACATCGCGCATTTTATCTACTTGCGTTAAGCATTCTTTCACAATCAACTCGGCGAATTTATCTTTAAAAGATGATTGCCACCATTCTGGACCAAAATCTTCTGCTCGGCATGCCTGTTTAGCTAGTTCTTTGATTAGTTCGTTCATTCTTCAACTCCAAAATGATACTTCATTTTTGCCACCAGGTGACCGCGAAATGCGTTCTCGATCTGATCACGATAATCGCCGTACCATGACGGGTAGTTCTCTACGATGCCGATACATTCCTCAGCAATCAACTGAGCGAATTTTTCTTTATCAAACTTATAGTGATCAATAGTCTTTTGATTATATGAATCCCAAGTAGAATAATCTAATACCTTAGCCTGGTCAGCAAGTTCTTGAATTCGTTTGTTCACGATTCAACTCCAAAATGTTCTTTTAACCTATAAGACAAAACTTCTCCGCTACCTTGATCCTGCTCTACAAATTCAGCACATTCTCTGACCAATAACTCGGCAAACTTCTCCAAAAACAACCGTTGCTGTTCTTCGTGTGATGCGTCCGAGTGTTCATTACCAACATAAAAGTCGCAATGTTCAGCGAGTTCACGAATTCGGTGGTTCACGATTCAAATTCTCCTGAATAAGTTGTTCTAACTCTGCGTACTCTTTTGGATTGCGGTCAATGATTTCTTCAACTACACTATCCAATTCACAAATACTTCGCAATTTGTTTTTTGGATTTCGCATATGATTGAGCATTTCATCTATGGTATATTCTTTATCTGCCATTATTTTTCTCCGGGTTCATTTCCTCAGTAGGATAATCTGAATATACCTTAATAGTCAGATCAGGATCACTTTTGCATTCTTCTAGCCAGCTATTGAGTATTGATTGGGTCAAGAAACTTAACCCTTGATTATATTTAAAACAACGATAGATGCTGCCTGAATGGTTCAAAAATTCAAAAGCATCGCCAAGGTCCGCAGTATCAACTACACCAGAACTCAACTTCCAAGAGTCAGCACCGGCAAATCCGCCATACCAGCCAGCCAGTATTTTTTGAGTAATGTCTTCTGCTTGTTGAAATTCGACCACTACCCATCGATCGGGTGTATAAATTCGACTGTTCACAAGTTAACTCCGGTTTTCTAGTATATAGTATAACACAGATTGATCAATCGGTCAAGACGGGATTATTTGGTTTTGGGTACTCGTTTGCGTAGCCCATTCATCCAATTGAGCACACTTTGATCGATAAGCGGTTCGATCGAGTCGTCGGAATTTTTGAACCCTTCCTTCATAACATCACGAATTGCTTCTCGTAGAGCATCGTGATCTGGATGTGTAGCAATCAAGGCCTTGACCATCACACTCAATGCTACAAATTGTGCCGCACTTTTTTCGTCCATTTGTCACCTACAATTTTTTAGGCACGGTTCGCAAAGCGTTGTCAGCCATCCACCTTGGCGCGCTGTGCCACGATTGCCACATTGTTCGCAAATATACGCACTCAGGTCTTCGGCAAAACTGATATATGCGTCAGTCACGGTATATCCACCGGAGTAATAGAATCGCAGAGTGGCAAACTTTTCTTTGACTTGATCTGCAACCATCTGCTCACAAGCTGGATTTCGATCCAGAAAATTCTGTACCTTACTGCACATTACATCCAGCAGAGTGTACCAACCATCCCCGCATTCGATATCTTTACATCGACTGAAAATTTTAGGATACCGTTCGATTAGTTGTTGTTCAAGTTCTGGGCTCATTTTTTGTTCGCTCTATTTCAGTAATAGCAGATTGTAGCGCAGCGGCATAGTTTAGCGCAACTTGTTTGGAAAACAAAGATGCTGATTCGTATTTGATTACACCAGTGGTCAGCAACTGCCAAATGTGTTGCCAGCGAGTTGCTCGCCACCCACTGGTATGCTGCTGTGTATATACAGAAACAACCACATCGTCCTCATCAAAGTCTACATCAACTATGTGGTTACAACTCGGTTCACCGCAGTTACAGTCTACACGGAATCTCTTCCACGTGGGCCTATCTTCTAGTTTAGAAATCTGTGTTGCCGGAGTTTCTGGTTTCATTGCGTTTATTCTCAAAATGAGTTTTAATTAATTCAGCGTACTCGCTGGCCGGGATGCCCTGATTGACCGCGTTCTTTACCACTGATACGCATTCGTCAACGGTCTCGTATTCTAGATTATGAATATCAATATAGCCTGCGACCTGGGCCTGTACATAAGATTCCATTCCAAATCCAAACACATCATAAAGTGTTCCTCGATAACTTGAATTTTTAACGAACAAGGCTTTATGAATACGACGAACCACAGCACAGAATACGGATAGCCTTTGATCCTCAGTGAGACTGTTCCAATATGCTTCCTGGTCCTGCTCAATTTCTTTCATGGCCTGATTGAACACTTCCGAAATGCTTTCTAGTGATTCAAGTAGTGATTTTTTATTTTCATTATCCATTAAAATTTTTCTCCTGCTCTAAATCCCCTAAACTTTTCAAATCTAGGAAATCTAAGACTATACACATTGTCGCTGTCTTGATTTTTAGTTACACAATCTGCTTTAATTTCTACAATCTGTCCGATAATTGAATCTTTGTTTACCCAAATTTCTTCTCTTTGTTCGTCGGTGAGACCAGATCCAACATTAACCCGAATCTTTTTATCTTGATCAAAACCCTCACAGACTAATGCGCCCAGCTTGCCTGAATTTTTTCCCGTGCCTTCTTCAAGGTCCACTACAGCAAGATCGAATGTAACCACTGGTTTCATTTTCAACCAAGATACACTACGCTTACACTGATATTGTGCGTCAGGATCTTTTACCATAATGCCTTCGAAGCTCTGTTCAATAGCCCAGCGATTATACTCTTCAAATTCCAGTCTACCAACCATTGTATCCAAATCCACTTCTTTTTGTGGGATAAGATCAATAAAGCCTACCTTGTCAAATACTGCCTTCATACTACGCAGAAGATTTGTTCGGCGGCGTTGACCCAACACACTCTGCCCAGCCTGGAATTCTGAAAGAGGAATGATATCAAACAGCATTAGCTTGGCATCTTCACTGTGTACATTCTCTTTACGATGTACCTGTTTCATTAATGCTTGAAAACTGGATGATACCATTTCTCCATCAAGAACTACGCTTCGATCAAATAGATCAATATTTTGTTCAATGGCCTGAGTGATATGTCCAAAGTTTTCTAAAATCTTTCCGTTGCGGGTATACTGCGTTACTGTCTTGGCCTGTGAATCAATAATAGTAAGAACTCTAACACCGTCAAGTTTAGGCTCAATTAATTTTTTCCCAGCAACTTTCTTTTCATGATTGGCACCATCATGAGACAGCATACATTCGAATACTGGAACAGCATCTTTAACAATTTTGTTAATGGTCTTTTCACTAACACCACATCGTAGATCTTTGATAAGAATTCTTCGATACCAATCATTCCATTGTGTTTTAGTACTGGCAGTAAGTGCTAGCTCAATAGCAGCTCGAGCATCATCACCAGTAAGTTGGCGTGTGCTCAAAAGATGTGTAAGTTCTTTAAATGCAGCCCAGGGAAGCCCTTGTCCATCTGGACCGCTGTGTGCGGGAATTTTCTTAACACCAAATGTAATGTAAGGACTTAGTGCTAGTTCGAAGCCTTCAAACAACTCTGCATTATCAATTTGAGCTTCGATAATAGATTCTTTATTAAGACGGCTAGAGTGATCCTCTAGCATACGGATTACACTATCACAGGGGTCAATCATGGATTATTCCTGGGTAAACAATGTTGGATGAATTACTGGACTTTCGAAACGTTCACTCATTTTGTTAAACATTTTAACATCTCTTTCTATCAAAATGCAATCTCTCTGTGTATTTTTAGCTGCAATGCCTGTGCTTCCAGACCCGGCAAATGTGTCTAAAATCAAATCTCCCGGATTGGTACACAGTTCAATAAAATATTCAAGAATTTCTGTAGGTTTTTGAGTGGGGTGAATTTTATTTTTACCTAGCCCACCACTGAATGTAATAGTATTTGGAATTACTGCCTGAATTTTGCCACTATTATCTCTCTTCCTACTTTTGATCATAGATTCTGCTTCTACCAATGCCTTGGCAAAAATACTTTCTAAGTTTTGTTTGCCCAGGCCTTCTTTGACTTCTTTGTATAAGATAGAGCTAACTTTATCTGCAACCGCATATCTGTCCACAATCGAGTTTAAGTCTGTGTCAGAATTAAAGATTCTTTTGCCACCGGGCTTGATTCCCCAAAGAATGTATTCACAACCGCTGACCGGATTAACCTGTCGATTAAATGGTACCGCAGCAGGTTTCTTCCAAGTCCATACACGCTTTGGTTCAAAGCCTGCTTCAGCCATAATTTTCCAAAGATAAGAAATATATTGATCTGATATAAACACTGCAAAAGATCCTCCTTTTCTTACTTTTTGGAACCACATCTTGCTCCAATGTTCGAGCTGAACTAAAAATTCTTCGTGAGTAACACTATCCCAATCTTCATCGAAGTTTTCCGAAAACTTTTGACTGTGAATTGTATTTTTATTTTCGCCAGTTTCTTTGTCAATCCAAACAGGTTTTGCTCCGTCGTTGGAAATGTTATAAGGAGGATCTGTAAGTAAAAAATCTACAGATTCGTTTTTAATTTGATCTGCAGTCTCTAAACAACTGCCTTGGATAAGTGTAATCATACTACGATTATACTAGACTTTTTAGCAATTGTCAATCTTAAAAAAATCTAATATGGAATCCAGGTGCGTTTTGATTTACTGTGTCAGTTCCGGCATGATATTGATAACCAAATTTAGCATTTTCAAAGGAACGTTGTTGGACCGAAATAGTACCGTTACTGTTAATGATAATCCAGGCAGCAATTGCTTTTCGTCGTTTCATAATATTAGTAATGGTAGTTTCCATTTCTAAAGCCATTTCACCTTCAACCACCTGATTTCGAAATCCCATTCCTAACATATAAGTTAGTTGCCTACTCGCTGCTCTCACAAAGTTAGCATCGAATTTTTTCTTTCCTGCAGAACGAGAAGATTGGATTCCAACATCGTCTTCGGTGTTTGCTCTTATGTATTTTTTATAATCAGCCGGCATTCCGACCGGTATCAATTTTGGAAGAAAATTAGTTTTAGATTTTCTATTTTCTTTCTGTTTAGTCGTTCTTCCGGAAGATAGAGCAGCCGGTAATACTGCCTGCAGATATCTTGAATAAAGAGCATCACTTCCAGAGGCCTGTAACTTTTTCACAAAGTTAGCAACTGCAGATTCCATTTCCGAATAATTGTTTATTTCTGAAACTCCTAAAATTTTAATTAAGGATTGATATTCGGGAATACCTGCAGTCTTAGCAGCTCTAATTAATTTATCTGTAGTTCTTCCATCAGAACTAACAAAATCTTTTAGCACTTTTAGAGAAACAGATAAAGTATTGCCAGGAAGTGAGGCCATTTCTTTTTCATATTGATCAATTTGATCTTTTATCACCATGAAACTATTTCCACTACCACTTAAACTTTTTACAGCCGTATCTTGACCATTAATAGTTACATCTATTAGCGGTTCGTTAGATTTTGGTGAAAACTTAATCGGTTGCGACCCTTTGGTCATTACAATAGGAGTGAGTATTTCCCCAAAATCTTGACTAATTAATTTTATGCATCCAGACATCCAAGACATTGCCTGAGGATCTACGTTTTCCTTTTCGCCCAAGGCGACATCAACTAATTGGCTCAATCCGTTTAGTAATTGCTGATCCGGGCCAATAACATTAGGCAACTCTTCTTTAACCTTGCTGGCCAATTCTATTCTAGTTCCGGTCCAGCCTAGTAATTTAAACTTTTCAGGTCGTAATTGCTGGGGACCTACTTGACATCCCTCTCCAGTTTTTTGTGTACTCCCTTTTCCAGCAATAACAATTGTAAAGAGATTATTATTATTTTTTAAAGAATAGGTATCCGATTGATAAGTATCAGAAATCATTAGTTGTACAGAATCCGGATCTCTAAGTACTAATCCATTCTTTTTTAAAAGATCGATAACCGTTGATTTTGGAAGTGCATTTAAAATGCGAATATGAGGAACTAATTTATTATCATTAGGTTTTGCAAATTGTACTCGGACCGCTACATTCGGAAATTGATCAACAAGAAGTTCTTTAATTTTAAGAGCTACTTCATCATTAGGTTGTACCGCAGCATATTCAATTCCGTTAATATTGTATGATTTTTCTAATGTAGATTTAGACCGTTTCGGTAGTAAATCACCAATATCTTTAATTCCTGTAGACAACGCACTTGTTGATGTTTGAATAGTAATAGGTTGGGCAACATCAGGTGATGCCAAACCCGGCGGTTGAGGTGCAATCATTTCAAAAAATCTCATACCAGTATTTATATCGTAGTTTCTATACAGAACTTTATTAATAATATAGATTATAAATAGAAAAGGATTCAAAAAATATCAATTTGATAAAATAACTTTCTAGAAAGTTTTCGAGTATGAAACCCTGGCTTAGAGAAGATACCAAAGATTGGATTAACCAAGTAGAGCATCGCATCGAAGATATAGATTACTATCTCAAACGCACCATAGAATGGTGCGAGATCAATGAAGTTTACCAAGACGAGCAGGTGTTTATGTGTAGTTTTTTAACCTGTATTTGGGTATGTAGAATGCGTAATGAGCAGGTTTCATATAATGAACTATTGGAAATATTGGGATTAGAAAGTCATACTATCCCAAACGCCGATAAACTATATGACCTAGGTCCCATGTTTGAAAATCTAGATCACGAAGAAATACTCAATTTGGCAGTCAGGCACTTTCCAAAATTTTAATTACTTGCTGTCGTAGTCCTTAACCGGACCGCCATGTATTTCGCTTTTGGCCTTTTTACCTTTAAGACGAACACCGCTACCTTTTCGACCTTGCTGACCAGTACCGGCTGTATGATCAGTGTCGTGTGCTCTTAGACCCAAACTCACGCATTGAGAATATCTCACATTACTTAACCGTTTGACAGCACACTGACTCTTAGTGGGATTTGCTATCTTTTTTTCTAGAATAAATTCAATGGCACGCATGTGATTATTTACCAATTAAATCCGCAAGATTAACCGTTTCCTGCTTAACCACTTGTAGAGCATTTTGATCAAAAGCAATGTAACTCATCTGACCGGGATCTTCTATTTGATTTACATATCTAAATCCTTCAATACCGCATTTTCTTAGAATATTAATAAATTCATCAATAAATTTCTGAGCATTGGGTATCAGTCGAGCTTTGACTCTAAGACTGATATCAGTTAATTGTTCGGCGCCACCGCAAGATTTAATCCTAGGATCCTTTTTTAATTCCGGAATCCATTTGACTAACTTTTTAAAATCGCCGGGAGGATCACCTAAATTGGGATAATCTGTCACAAGAGCAGTTTTGCTGGTATCCAAATTTACTGTGTAAATGTAAGCACTAGTTTTGGACTGCCAGTCGGGCTCATTGGTATGCACTTGCACCAGTCTATCTAATGCAGCCCGACGACTACCCAAATGTGTAAAAGGTCTAAATTTCTTAATATTGGGACTAAAACTGCCATGAAAAGCAGATCCGCTTATGTCTTCAGTTAATAGATCACAGATTTTCATACGATTATTTATCGTAGAAGATGTGTGCTCCGGTTCTGGTTACTCGATTTAATCTCCACCCTGGATTAACATAGTAAGCATGATAATGAAAACTAGTCGAATACTTTTTCTTCCATTCCTCATAGCCATCAGTTATCACTTTCTTGGCCACACGCTGGCTAGCAATCCATCTGGGATTATCATCAGCGGGTTCCTTAACCGCTTCACAGGTCCACGAAAACTGACAAACGGTCCAGGTTTTGTTAACTTCTTTAGTTTTATTTTTAGATATCTTAACCGTTTTAACTGCGGAAAAAGAACTACGCTGATAAACTACATCGCACAATGTTTTAGGATAAGACCTGTTGTTCAATCTATTTAAAGTAACAATACCCACAGCAGCCATACCTTCCTCAGGTTCATTAGCTGCTTCGTGATAGATATTACGAGATAAACAATAAAAATCTTTAGATGTTATAGGTGCGGGGGTGGCAGTTGCTTTTCGAATAATAGATTCTAATGCATCTGCTCCAGCGCCCATAACTCTGCCAAAAAACCCGGGCTTTTTCTCCGGTTGAACTTGCTCTACCACTATGTCAATACCGGAATCAGTCTTTTCTATTATTTCTTGTATAGACTGTTCTGCTGAAATCGAATTGTCAAGATTTAACTTTTCTTCTGCGGCCCGCACGGGCACTGCTGTTAAACTAAATGCCAATAATAAAACTCCAAATAAAGTTATTTTGGTCATCGAACTCTCCCATATTATTCATAAAACACATGCCTCCCGATTTTAGTCACGGGCTGCTTGCCCCATTTGGGGTCAACATAATCGGCGTGATAAAATAATGACGCCTTTACTGATCTAACACGAACATTATCCAAAAGTACCTGCTTGGCTACTTCCATTGATTCTACATAGGCCTTTATATTTATAGGTTTTTTAATGATGTCTTTTTCACAATACCAGGAAAATTGACAAACTGATTGAACTTTTTGATATATCACCTGACAAACATCACTAGGGAACTTGCCACTTTTTACCCGATTTATGGTAACCTGTGCTACAGCGACCTTACCTTCCCAGGGTTCAGATGCTGCTTCGTAGTAGATATTTTTAGTAAGGCAGTCAATGTGTTGTGCGTTAAATCTCCGTGAGTTAGTTGCAGATCCCTTATCAACCCAAATCTCTCGTTGTTTAATAGTTAGGGCAGGTGAGTCAACCGGCTGGATAAGACTAAAAAATAATAAAGTTGCAACCAAAGATCTAATAATTTTTTTCGACATTGTTAATTACCTATATGTAAGTTAAAGTTGTTATTAGGTGCAAAAATAGTCGCAGATGCTAGAAGCAACCGCAAGTTTACATTAAAAACAACAGGAAATCAAGAAAGGCGTGTGGCTTTTATTTGACGCCTATTACCATGTATCTTGTAAATTTCCAATCTGGATAATTAAAATCCAAACTACCACGATACATTGTATCGGTTAATGAGTAGTTAGCACAAAAATCATCTAAAGAATCACTACAAAAGTAGTGATCATCATGTGGCATATTGTTACCCTGCAGAGCCACTACAGTTCCCTGAGGTATATTATCAAACCATTCCTTTGAAGTAAAATGTTCTGTACTAGTATTAATTATAAGATCAACACCCTTGGGGTGTAATTTATTACAGTCATCAGTAACTGCTTTAAACTGCCATTCTTTAATAACCCAATTCTCGTTGAGCATATCTGCCACTGATTCGCAGTGAGGGTCGATGTCGATGCTGCGTATCTCTTTAATTTCTATTCGATTGCGTGATCGTAACAACAGAGCGGTTACAGCATACCAACCACCGTAGATCCATATTGAATCTATTTTTTCAAATAGTTCTTCTAATTGTTCGCAGAGCCAAAGTTTGCTGCCCATCTGACCACTGCTGAAAGCGTCTTTATCTACTGAGATCATAGTTCTTGTATTCGAGATAGAGTTTGATCTGTGGTCTTGTGCCAAACACCTATACCTCCGGCTCGATCCCAGTCCATTATGTTTTGCAGCCTATCATCAATTAAAATAGAATTACCTGTACACCACTTTGACTTATCTTTACTGTATGGACCAAACCAAACTGGAATGGTCGGATAATACCGATTGGCCCATTCGATCTTATCGCTGAATGCCCAAGGAAAGTCATTGTCTCTAGGCACAGCGGTTAAGAATCTCAAGTCGTAATTTTTCTTCTGAGATAAGGTGATAGCAGCCTCCACAATTAGATCTGCGTCTTTACATTTTTCCAAATCTCGATAAAATCTCGGATACTGTAAAAATTTATCCCAATCTTCTTTAGGATATTTGGCTCCTTGATCAACTAGATACCCAGCAAGTTCAAATGCCCTTTTGCTAAAATCGGCTACTACATCATCCATATCTAAAAATATAACAGACATTCGAAAATCCTTGATTAATAAATGAAGGGATCTCTTTCTTTGAGTTCCTTTAAACGTTTTTTATATCTATAATGTCGAATAAGTTTTCCAAAAAATAATTCTATCAAAAAATCTTTGACTTTAATTATGTATTTCATACTATTATCTCTTATAAGCAGTAACCGATGATATCAACCCATCATTGTCGAATTGTATAACATCTACAACATTTATAGAATTAACAATATCTTGTATCGAAATTTGAATCTTCATTTCAGCGATAGCTGTATTATTTTTAGTTATTAGATTTATAACTTCGATGCTAATACTATCTACTAGAGAAAATAATTTTTCATTAGCGGCGACCACTTGATCTTTGCCTATACAACTGTTTTCCCAATCTTGTAGGAAAATGTCTTCAGAAAACATATCGCTCAATGATGCAATATCTTTATTTTGAAAATGTTTAAAATAATCATAAACTTTTAAATCAATCATCACTACTCCGGTTCTTCAAATCTTTTATTTTAATTTAAATTACTAATAACATCTGTCGATCTGTCAATAGGATCCATATATAGTTTTACTATTATAATTCAAATTAAATTCTTACAATCCATTTAAATTGTACGGCGCATGGAATTTATGCTCAATGTTTAAACATTGTACAAATTCGTTAGGGCTGATGCCCAACTCAACATGTTCTTTCCTATAAATGCAGTACACTGTATGTGCAGTATTTAATGCGGTGATTCCAATCTTTTCTAACCATTCTCCTAATATATTTGCTTCCCAAATATTTTTTTCTACTTGAATTATAAATTTAGATGCTTTTTTCATTGTCTCAGAGCTTCCTAGAAACATTACATCATCAATCCTAATAGGATTGTATCCTAATGTGTACAATGCAGTAGGATCGCCATTAAATCGTAAAACTTCCTCATTTAAATTTCTTTCTGTTGGAAAAATAATATCTGGTCTAATCTTAACAACAATATCATATTGAAAATTATTTATTTTCTCATAATTTTCAACTAATTGTAGCACTTTATACCATGAATACCACTGCGGGGAAAAATGATGTAAATTAATAAAAAATGGCAATGCAAGAAATTTATTTTGATTTTCTATTTCTATGGACACAAATTTATTGTCATACATACCGTTTAGTTGTTCTACCAAATGGTAGCTTGACATTTTATATAAATTTTGAGTTTGTGTTTTGTTTAACGCAGGGAGGCTATCACGATGCCATGGTTTCGATTCGGATATATCCCATGTATGCATAAAGAAGTCAATATCATCATATAAATATCTAAACCAGTGTTTTAGATTCTCAGCCGATTCGACTCCTGCTCGAATCATTCCTATAAAGCAAACAGCTATTTTCATTTATTTTTCAACATCCATAAACCAACCAACTTTATGAACTTTATCCCATTCTGTCTTATAATCTAGACCCAATGATTGCTTTCTAATAATTGAATATCGTACCATACCTTCCCTGAAATTAATATTTTTCATTGTGCACCATTTATACAACAATGCTCCATCTCCTACTCTATTCCAGGCTGGATTTGCAGCATCAAAATTTACTAATTGCTTGAATTTATTGTCCACTAATATATTATAAAATGAGTCCACTAGATCCATAGTAAACGAAGATCCATAATGAAAAATTTGATTAGGGTTTGGTAGAACAAACTCATGACGCATTAATCCAAAATGTGTATACAATGTTTTTTCTTCTATTAGAAAATTTATATAATGTTCAAATAAAGAATTATGCGGATAGACTATATCATATCTGGCCCGTATAACCAAATCAAACATCATATTATTTTCTATTTCGTATTTTTGCTTTAAATAGTTAGCCATCATTTGACTGTAAAGCTGAACACCGAAGTTAAAATTACGTTGTTTTTCAGGTTCAACAAGTAACTTAGAAAAATTAAAATGAGAATTTAATTCAGTTTTTAATTTTTCAATTTCTAGTGTTTCAAATTCTTGATGTGATACACCGCTATCAGATTTTATTTTAAAGTAGTTTTTATCTGTGGTATGACCAAAAAAATAATATTGATTGTTTTTCTCAGAAGAGAAAAACTTATTAATTGATTCTGCACAATATTTAAATGTTCTACTTTGTCCGCTTAAACAAACTGCAATTTTGCAATTTTCAAATGGTTTCATATCCATCTAACTTACCCTTTAGAGCTAAAACTTGTTGATCACGCATTATTTTTACGCTAGGCGAAGTTGGGTAATTTAATAAACCAATACTGGCCATATAAAAATACATTGCGATTTCTGGTGGGGGACAATCTGTTTTTGTTACCCAATCAGTTGGGACAAATGAAAGAAATTTATAAAACTGAGCCATCTGATCAAACGTATAACTGTCAGTATAAAAGAATATATCCCCTACCCTATATACATTGTAAATTTCATCCCACGAACAATGTGTCGTATATACTGTGCTAGGCCGAGGGGGTTCCAAAACTAAATTATCTTCGAACCAAAGATCGGATCTCATGCGAATTACTAAATCATAACGGAAATCATTTTCTAATTCATATTCTCTCTTAAGCATCGAGACATAATACAAACTATAAAATTGCTCTATACACCATGGTCCAAATTTTTTTGACACAGGAATGTCACAATTCCAATAATCGATATTTTTTCTAGACTCAAACAAATATTTTTTTGGATTTAATGTTGAGATAATATCTTCTTTTTCGTCGTCAGGCAATAATTGGTCTTCTATTTCAACTACACCACCATTATAAGTTTCTAATAGTCTAGGTAAAGTATTATAATCCCAAAAATGGAAGAAGAAATCTATTTCTCCTTGACCGCCAAATAATTCCATCCAACGCGGATAACATTTTTTCCAAGTTCTCGGCTGACCACTAAGGCAGACTGCAATCTTCATTTAAACTGATCCTTGGCGGCTCGACAAAGTTCGTAAAATTCAGTCATTTCAGGAAATGTTTTTAAAAAATTAGTACCTTTTCTGTTATCTATTTCGTTTACAAAATCATAAAACTTAGCTCTATGCTCTATCACGGTCTCGTTTGAATCACCGTGAGTTTTATTAAAATGCATAGCCTCCAAGACTATTCGTTTCATTTTCTCAATTTCATATTGTTCAAAACCTTGATGTAAACCCCAAGTAATATTTCCCGCATTGCTTGTCATATAATTCATAGCAGGTATTAGGTATTTTTCTATTAATTTTTTATCAGCATAGTGAGCATCTAATAAAGCAGGACTTCTTAGATAGGGTATATCAATACCTACAATAGAATAATGACTAGGGCCTAATTTTTCTCTCTCTACATGGGGTCTTTCGCCGCCCAGATTAAAATCAAATTCTTTTTCCCACTTAGACATAGTTTTATCTAAATTATATTTTCTCTTGAGATCAGCTTGCCACTCAAGCAGTTCTTTAATACTTGTAATACTCAACAAATTAAAAGTGCACATCACAATGCACCTAATATTTCCTAATTCTAATATCTGTTCGTATCTCTTTTTAAACAGCTCAAAATCTAAACCAGGACGAATATATTCAGCTCGTTCTCCCCAACCATCAATGCTAGTAAATAAACTAAATTTCTTTACATAATTTCCACTAGATAGAATTTTTATTTTTTCTACAAATTGATTCCATATTTTATCCGGAACACCTAAATTACTGTTAATGCTAAATTCAATTTCAGTATTGGGATTTTTAATGAACCAATCAATACTACGAAAAGTTTCTTTGCTTAGAAGGGGTTCCCCACCAGTGATTCTATAAACCTTTAAATGTTTATATGCTTCCGGAAACCATTTCCAAAATGCATCAATATAAGGATTAAACTCACGATTTTTATAATTAAGATCATCTAAATTCGGTTGCCATCCCTGTACCCACTGCACTTTCTGAGTATTTTCTAAAACTTTAATGGGACCGTGTGTTTTTAAATCATCTACCCAAACACTACTAAATTCCGGGCCGCAATATAAACAACTAAAATTACAAACATTACTAAAGTCTACTTCAAGATATCTCGGATAATAGTCAACTTCCCAGCCTTGCTCTTTAATTTTATCGTGATCCGAAAGAGCCCAAGATTCTATACTTTTGTAAAATCTATCACTGGGATTATTACTGTCTTCCATACGCCAACAATAATCACATTCCTCAGGACGATCGCCACTTAACATTTCTTTTCTAGCCCGCTTAAGATGTTGAGTATTAAACAAAGCATTAGGGCTACTTTCTATTTCTTCTAAAGGAATTTTATGAGGAACTGGATGGTGACATGCATGAGTCATGCCTGTTCCTAGGTGCATGGTTACCTGTGTAAACTTTGCTAGACAAAATCCATTCCCTGTAGAATCCAAAAGCTCCTTTATATTTTTAATATTCGATTGATTATTAACAATATGATCGTGCTCGTTCTTAATCCAAATAATATCATTCAGCTTTTTGGTCATTTTTTAGTTTCTTATATTGTTTTTCTAACCACACTCGATCATTAATTTTCAATAGCAAGTTATGATCATTTATATATTTCTCGGCATATTCTATGGCCTCTTTTGCTCCACGAACTGCATACTGATCTCGAGAAACAAGCCAGGATTCCAATCTATTTTTTTGTTCTAAATTTTCCGGATGTTGAATAGAATTATGATACAACTTTACACATTCCCTAAATGCACTGCGCCAAGTAGAAAAAGGATCTGTATTAAATTCAGTTACATTACTTATTTCTTCCATGACCTTGATGTCTCGAACTACGGCCGCAAACATATCAAGTTCTTCCCAAGATCGAAGATTCAATATAGCCGACTTGGAAAATAATTTAACTCCCCCATATCCATACACCAAATCATTAATTGGATTTTTTGAATTCCATACATATGAGCAATCTCGATCAAATAGTCCCGGTTGATAATTAAATTCAAAAGAGTTAACGAGCCATGCATCGCCGTCTACTACATAAAACATATCGGTATCTGCTAGTCTAGCAGCGGCTTTGTGTGCCTGAAATATGCCTTTGATTCTATCCACTCTTTTGGCCCAAGGTGCTTTCTCTAGTACACGATGCCAATTCTTTTCTGCGTTGGGTTCATTATAACTGATAAACACCACATCCAATCTATTGGCCAGCAGGGGTACAACACGACCTACATCCTTTTCACCCCAGATTATACTTGATACTGTTTTCTTTGCGGCCCATATTTTCTCATCTCCGGTATACAACTCGTCTAGATACCAAATATGAGTGTAATATCTATCATAATAGGGAATATCATAATCAATGTCCAGTTTTAGATTTTTAAGATCGGTGTTATATTCTACAGTTTCTACAGGGTATAACTCCCCTATGTTTTTCCATCCCTGAGGTTTATTGATCAATTTGACTCTAATGGCCCAAATGTCTTGACCCTCAGACAATCTAGAATCTAATTTCCAAACGTGTTCATACTTAAAATCATAGTACTGTATATCATAATCAATGGCAAAATCGTAGCCCATGAGATCGGGATTTTCCACTATTTGAACTATAGGCGAAACTGATTCCATGGTCTTAACACCCACAGGATATTCTGTGGCAGACATTTTAACAACCCATATCTCATCCTCAAGTGTTTTAGTGTGTCGAGTATCCAAATACCAAACGTGCTCATAGGACAAATCATGCCACGGGATTGCGTAGTCTATATCATATTCCAACAGGGGTAGATCAGGATTATGTTCGACCTTGATCTCAGGAGATATAGTACCATACCATTTCCACTCCTTGACTTTTCTGTAGTTAGGAGTGAACTTGAATATATACTGTCGCTCACCGGTGGCATGCTTCTGATCCAACTCCCAGGCACACTCCCAGGTTAGATCATAAAAGGCAGGGCAGCAGGCATCAATGTCAATGTTAAAGTCTGGAAGATGCTCATTAAACGTAACTGTAACATCGGGAGTTAAATAACCCATATCTTTAGTGCCAATGACCTCTTTACCCGAAGGCACACAGGACATGACCCATACATTGTCTTCGAGAGGATTGAATCTAAGGTCCATGTACCATACTAACCGGTAACCCGTATCCCAGGGCTCGGGTTCAAATAGAGCGTAGGGGTCGTCGATAAAGGTCATTAACCTGTCTAGATCTGGATTTTTAGTCCAGATAAATTTAGGCTTCTTGATCTCCTTGTGTTCAAACCCCGAGTCATAATTCCAATCTGCTCTGAACAATTTGGCCACCCACTCCCCCTGGTAAGACCAAATTTGACACTGTGTCAGATCCTCAACCTGATCTATATAATGCTCCAGTTTAGGATCCGATAGGTAGGGGTTTACTACTAAATTACACTTATGATTTCGACATAGCTCAAACAGATCCAGGTCATATTGACGATCATCTCCAGTCCACTCTACTGTCTTGACCAATTCTGGATCTAGCTTAAAAATTTTTCTCTGGGACATAATATATGCTAATTATCATAGTATATAATATAATCATACATCATCTGAAACAACGACTAAAAAACATGAACAATACAACTAAAGACCTTAAAAAAAGACCTAAACTGGGCATCATACAGAGCAGAGGACTGGGAGATTTAATCATAGCCCTACCCATAGCTAAATTCTATGCAGATCAGGGCCGTGAGATCTACTGGCCTATAGCGGAAGAATTTTTATCCAGTATGCAGTCCGCAGCACCCTGGGTCAAATGGATACCAATTCCTGTAGATCGGGGCGCATTCTTTTATGACGTCCCCATGCAGAGACTGCGTAACTTCAAGGTCGACGAGGTCTTATGTCTGTATCAGGCTCTTACAGGACACCCAGAATTCTCCCAAGAAGTATTCTTTCAACATACTAAATTTGATCAGTACAAATACATTCAGGCTGGGGTACCATTTCTGAAAAAATGGCAGCTGGCCGAATGTATCACTAGAAATCACGATCGTGAGCAGAAATTATATGATCAACTGGTCACTAACCCCAACTATGTGGTAATACATCTCGAGGGCAGTGATCACAAAGCACACTTTGATAGAAATATAATTCCACAGGATTGGCAGATCATTGAGATCACTGAGCAAACTGATTCAGTATTTGACTGGCTCAAAATACTAGAAGGCGCACAGAGCTTGATCATGGTAGACAGTGTGTTTGCCAATCTAGTGGATCAACTGGCCATAGGTGATGATAGATACTTTATACCCCGTAGCCACATAGGACTAACACCTGTACAGGGACAACACTGGACCTGGATCAAATGACAGAGAAGAACAGTCCAGAAATACTGGTGCCCGCTCGATCAGCTATTCTGTTTGCAGGTCCCCCTCGTTGGTGCAGATTCACTGATCTACAGTTGGCCGCATTGAATACACAGGGCACAGTGGATTGGTATGTGACCTTTTGGGCAGAAAATACACAAAAGGATCCCTTGATCAACTCTAATTGGGCTGTGGAAACACCACAGGACGCACTGTTCCGCTTGGGCAAAAATTTACCCCAAGGACACAGAATACAGCATTGCGAACTGCTATATCCACATATCCTACCCCCAATTCCCCGGACCAACTACTCAGCTACACAACTACTGCCCCCGGACATTTGGCGAGAGTACTGGTGCTTACAGCGTTGCGATCAGGCTAGACAGCGCAGCGGAATTGAATACGATCTTGTGATCAAAAGTAGACCCGAACTGGCCATTACCCAGGGCAAGATCAATCTAGATCTAGCTGCGAGATTTCTAAGAAAAAATCCCGAAACACTGATCACAGCTAGAAATCTTAGACTGGGACCCAAGAAATTTTCCGAACATCTAGTGGTGGCTCGACCCAGTGCTATGACAGAGTTTACCAATTCAATAGATCACTGGGATCGAGCTTATCAGGGTGGTGTGGCCTATCACCCCGCACACTTGTTAGGCGCCCTACTGGCCACACAGGGCTATCAATGGCCCCAGACTGACTTTGAAATCACCGTGCTGGATCCTCTAAGAACTGAACGTCCCGCTTGGGGTCGCTGGTGCTAGAACACCTTTTAGCTTAAATTCATACGGCCCATAACTTTTAAGGCTATATGAATGTGATCTTGGGGCCCGGGATGACTGAGATCTCGACCTCGAATAGTTAGGTTCTGTGGATCCGTGAACAAGGGAATGAACTGCACTTGAGGTCTTGTAAACTGCCGGGACCAAGTGCAGTGATAAACAGGTACACCACGAGATCCCCACATGATGTCCAGGGATTGGCGGTACTGATCGGCCCAAAAATCGCCTAAATACGGATCCAGGGCCCAGCTGAGACCTAATTGTATACTGGGATCCTGAGAATCCGGGCGATCAGCATTCCAGGTACCGTGCCCCCGCGCATGAGTCATCTGAGAATCTGCTAGAGTAAACATACGTGATGTATCGGGCCAATAATAGACCACAGCACGGGGCTTGTGTCCTTCTGCTATAACACGCAGACTGTTGACCCAGTTGTAACCCCAACCCTGCCCACCCTGTGCAAGATTGATCACAGGAATCTTGGTGAACTGAGACAATTTATAGGGCCAAGCATCAGAATCACCCACGGCAATTCCAAAGGTATTAGAACAACCAAAAGCCAATATGCTTCGGCCCCAATCTAACTCAGAGAACTCCCCACATCTAAAACCTTGACTGTTTAAGGTGTAGGTAACTGAGTGAGTTCTCCAATACCAATCTGAGGGCTGCAGGCCGAGATTTTTTTTAAATAGTTCCTCAGTGTCAGCGGGACAGTAATGGTGTATCCCGGATAAATTGATAGATTTTAACAGACACAGCATATAGCCTATATTTATAGATCTAGAAATTTATAGTTAAAGTTATTCCCGAATGAGCAGTGAGATTGGGCCTTAATCGATATCTTAGCTGGTGCAGCCAAATACCCCGCTGTAGGGGACTAGCAAATACAATACATAATAACATATATACAAATACCCCGCTGTAGGGGTTTAGACAAATCACTCAATTCATACACATACAGATATCTATACACACACATACATACGTATATACAGTGTGTATGTGTGTGCGTAGAATCTTTCACTGAAAACTAGTAAGAAGAAAAGAAAATCACACTGTGGGAGAACTGGGGGAACCGCAAAGGATCAGTGGGGGAATGGTAGGAGAACACTGTAGAGAACCGCAAAGGATCAATGAGGGAACTGGGGATTATGGTGAAAAGTATTTTAACTAAACCCCCCACCCCCACCCTGGTCTCACGGTGAATCACTATAGAAACGGTATCCAAACCTGTCAAATGGTGTCTAGAGTGGGGCCAAAATGGGAGAATAATAGTGATTTTTGGTCCCATTTATCAAAGTTTTAGACCATTTTGACCCCATATATAAATAGAATTCTAAACCGAGCGCTAGTGGGAATCTAGGATCTAATCTACCGGGCACTCTAGGGCCGACGGGTTGATTCATTCTAGAGGTCATGAGGACATGGTCCCTTGAATCTACAGCTAGTCTGCGACCAACTTAGAGAGGTAAGACCGCCCGAGTAGGGGTTAACAGCGGAACGGGACTGCTAGGAATTGGTCAGCTAGAGCAGTACTACTGGGGGGCACACTGTATACACGTATACTCTGTGCCTCTTAGTTTCTCTCACAGAGCACTGTATATACATATACAACACTATATGTATAGTATAAGCAGATTGGGATCTCACTGACCGTAATCCCACTGTATATACTCACTATACTAGTATAGGATTATAGTGGGATTACGGTCTTATTCTCACGGGATTATAGTGGTATAATATTATCTGATTATACGGGGAGTATACGGCTATAATCCCGGGTTTTAAAACTATAATATTATAGGGTTATACGGGGTTTTAACTAGATAATATTATGTCAGTATACGGGATTATATCAGAATAATGTTATCTGATTATAAGTGGAGTGCCGGGGTGTTGTCAAAATACAACACCTTTTTTGGTTGACTTTTGGGCTAGACCCTGTATAATACGAGAATGGACACACAGACTACACCCCGTAAGAAGCGCAGCGACCGCAATCACATTGTGTACGAGCTAGTTATCGGCTCAGAGAACTATGTGGGAGTCACTGCTAAGACTGAAAGCACTGTGGTCAAGAGTGTGCAGAGCAGGCTCTCAAAGCACTGGTATCGTGCACAGACTGAGAGCAAGGACTGGGCCTTGTGCCGTGCTTTGAGACAGTTGACCAGTCGTGAACTAGTTGAGATCCGCATACACGAGGTCGTGCGGGGCAAGACGGCCGCACACAAGAGGGAAGTTGAGATCCGGCGTGGCGTTAAACCCACACTGAATACAGATGTTAGAGGCGATTTTGCTTGACAAAAGTCTAGCAGTAGGCTATAATACTTGAACACTAACACAACAGAGAGAGCACACGCTATGCTATACGACCTCGACACGTTCGTTAACACTAACGCTAGCACCTTTGAGGGATCGCTTGAGGAGTTCACCAGCACATTCCCTGCAGCAGACTGTGACGAGACAGCAGACCCGGTGCTAGTGTACCTGCGAGCGGGAGTGCCTGTTGCCTGGTACGACCTCGAACTTGAGTGCGGGTTTGTGGCTTAAATGCCACAATCTGTGGGGTTGACAACAGCCCCACAGTTCGCTATAATACTTGAACACTAACAGCACGGAGCACTAGAGATGAAAGCAGAAATTATTTTCCAAGACGGCAATTGGATCGGTATGGCAGCAGGCAAGAAAGTGGTCAAGAGCTACGATCAAACTCGTGTGGTCAAGATGATGCTCAAAGCGGGCTACAAGAATGTGCCCATCCGGGGTGAGGATGTTACCACAGCAGTGGAAGATGCAGAGTGCCAGTGGGACATCAATCAGCGATTCAGTTTCCTCACTGACCTCGTTACCATGGTAGCCAAGCGTCAGGCTGTGAGTGTGGTTGTTACAGGTCCTGGAGGCCTTGGCAAGACGCATACTGTACAGGCTGCGCTCAAGGCAGCAGGTCTCAAAGATGCCAGCGACATGAACAGCTTCGGCAAAGACGGGCTGTATCGCGTGATCAAAGGCTATAGCACTGCTAAAGGCCTGTTCCGTGAACTCTACGAGAACCGTGACAGTGTGATCGTGTTTGACGACTGTGATGCTGTGCTCAAGGATCCCGTAGCACTCAACCTGCTCAAAGGTGCTCTGGACAGTTACGACAAGCGAGTGATTTCGTGGAATGCAGACTTCCGCGACGAAGATCTCGAGCGCAGTTTCCAGTTCACGGGGCGTGTGATCTTTATCAGCAACATCAAGCGTGAGAATCTTGATGCTGCCTTGCTGACTCGTGCCTACTGTGTTGACCTGCGTATGACTGACGCACAGAAACTGGAGCGTATGAGTGTGCTAGCAGAGAGTGAGGACTTCCTGCCGCAGTTTGACATCAAGCACAAGCGGGAAGCACTGGCTCTGATTGGGGAAGTGGGAGATCGTGCTCGTGAGATCAGCCTGCGTACACTACAGGCAGTGACTCGCATTCGTGCTGCTAACACTAAGAACTGGCGTGCGCTGGCAGAGTACACTTTGACCAACTGAGGCTGGAGTGCCGGGGTGTTGTAGAAATACAACACCTTTTTTGGTTGACAAACGCCCGAGAGTTCGCTATAATCATTGAACACTAACAGCACGGAGCAGCAAAGATGAGAAAAAATCTTGTACTCATGCGGGATGTAATTACTCGTTATCATCCGGAGTTTGTGCAAAGCCGAGATCTGTGCAGTTATGGGCTCGAGCATAGCGATATCTTCAATGTGGAGAGGCTAGTTGAAGAGTGCCTGGCTGCTGTGGGAGGATACCAGTTCGTTGATCAAGAGGGTTATGACTTCAGCGACTTCAGCGACAGTAAGACAGTCACTGTGAACGCAAAGTCGCGAAGAGCCGAGATCCACAGGGTGGAATGCAAAATCGGAGCGTTGAGGATCACCACTTACAATCCTCACAAGAACGGTGTGGACTTCTTCTTTGTGCCCGAGCGAGATCTGGGCCGCGTCAAATCTCCCTGCTATGGCAAGAACAGCCATGGTGAGAGGATCGCGTTTACTTGGAACAACCGTTTTGATCACTACAATTGGTTCGAGAGCTACAGGCTCAACAGCTTCGCAGAGCTGGCCCGGTCTTGTGGTTGACTTCTGGTTAGATCGGCTATATAATCATTGAACACTAAGCAAATGGAGCACGAGATGTTGCAAGACTACACCATGTACATCTGGAAACTGGATTCTCGCTACAAGACCGGCCGCCGTGCCGTTCAAACCTATGTTTACCGCGCCAAGCATGATCAATGGATGAGGGAAGAGGTCCGTGATCTGCAGAGTGGGCTGTACCCCAAGAGCAAGGGGTTCATCCTCGAGTTCGTGCCCACCATGCGAACTGTGAAGAACCTGATGACTGGGGAGGAAGTGCAGATCCCCTATGATACTCCTCGCTCTTGTGATCCCAGCACTGAACTCTATTGGAGCATGTAACATGAATTGGATTCTACTAGCAGTGGCCACTCTGCAGCCCATTTCCGCTCACACCACGCGAGTGGGTTGTGAGTTGGAGATCAGACAGAAGATTCGGCAGGAGAACCCCATGCCCCACCACTTGACATTCGAGCAAGAAGAAGCATACAAGATTACAATCGATGCACTATACAACGGTCAAAAATCCTACCTCTGTGTGCGAAATAAGCCACAATCTTCGGTTGACAAGCCAGTTCGATGATTGTATAATACTTGAACACTGGGAAACAAGGAGTAGCAGATGTTAACAGTTCTTGTAGTTTGGTTTGCGGTCAGTGTGCCTGTGGCTCTGCTGGTAGGCGCTGTAATCCGATTTGGCTCAGGAGAGTAACAGTATGAAAATTGATACCATGATGGAAATTGGTGAAATTCAAGGTCTGCTCGAAGATCTCACCGAGCGAGTTTGCCGTTTGCCCATTAGCACCGTGAAACGGCGACTGCTGGAGAGCAAACTCATGGAGATCGAGGACTTTCTGGACGAAGAGGTGCAGTTGGAAAGTACCGACTGGTAGGTTGACACAAGGCCCAAAAGGCCTTATAATACTTGAACACTAGCAAACAAGGAGCAGCAAATGAACTACACTCAAGAGCAGATCACAGCAATCGTAGCAGAAGCCCAAGTTGAAGCCCGCCGGGCAGCAGAAGCATTCCACGCCCAGTATGGCGATCGTGATTGCTGTGGCTTTGCGTGGACCAACATCTACGGCATCAAAGGCAACACCAAGGTGGGCAAGATGCTCAAGGCTGCTGGTGTGCGGCAGGATTACACCAAGGCCTTCCAGATCTGGAATCCTTCAAAGTTCCCCACGCAGAGCATGAACATTCTGGAAGCGGGTGCACAGGCCGCAGCGGAAGTGTTCCGCAAGTACGGCTTCGACAGCCTTGCTGGCAGCAGGATGGACTGATCCACAAGGGGTGTGGCATATACACCACACCCCAGGCTCTCCACTCAAGTGGTTGACAGATGCCCAAGAGTTCGCTATAATACTTGAACACTAACAGCAAGGAGCAGCAAGATGCAGTGGAACTTGGAAGGCTTGAGAGTTTGGGGACACTACCTGGACATGTTCCCGGTCAGCGGAGAGGTTGTGCTGAGCCGTGTGTGCTACGGTGGCGGGGTGCAGCATACCGTGGTGCTGGAGCAGCCCTTGACGGTGTTTGGTCGGGTGCGCGAAGCGGGCGAGCGGGTCTTGCTGGACCATAAGGATGTGGTTCGTGTAAAGGATGCGGTATGAACTGGGCTAGAGTTTTGTTTTACCGACGGGACCTCTTTACAGTATGCAGAGTGGGCTTTATGGCTAACCGCATTGATCCACTGTGGTGTGAAGGGTGGATCTTGGAGGATCGCCTGGATCAGTTGACGCACAAGAACATTTGGTTCACTACAGATCTAGACGGGGTCAAACAATGATTGATGAGTACACTCCCACTGCTGCTGTTCGTTGGTGGTTCCGCAATGGTCACCAATGGTATCAGGCCTTTGACAGTCAGGCCGAACGGAACCATTGGATCAACCGTGTGGGCTTGGTCTCGCATCCGGACATTGTACGGGTTACCGTCTACGATGGTGACTTCGATCGGGATCTCAAACGACTCGGTTGACAAGGCAGGGGCTTGGCAGTACAATACTTGAACACTAGCAAGGAGCACGACTATGAGCAGACGTATTGAGTACCGTGTGGATTTGGATGAGCGCGGTGAATTCCGTGCTACAGTCTACGATGGCGACACTGTATTGGCCGAAGTTGACACCGAGGATATGATGTTTATGATAGAGAACATGGGGGTCCGTGATCCTCGTGATCACCATGGGTTGAGGGATTATTTCCGCCTTGCTGGAGTGTTGGATTCTAGCGACACCTTCGAAGTCTGCGGTTGACCGGGAGGATTAAACAATGGAATACCTCAAAAGAGCAGAACTCTACTGTGCGGCCAGAGGTGATGAACTTTGGTTCAAGAACCTGTACACGGGATTCCGGCAATACAATACTGTCTCTGACAGTGTATGGAAAACCTTGAGTTACCTGTACAGCAACGAAACCGCTGATCTGCTGGAGAGCCAATAAACCGGTTGACAAGGCAGGGGCTCGGTGCTAAAATACACTTACACTGAAACACAAGGAGCAGCAAATGGAAACTTTTGATGATATCCAGTGCGAAGAGTACTACGCCGCATTCGGCACCGAGCAAGAGCAGTTTGAGCAGTGGATGCAGTCCTTGGAGGCAGCAGAGATTGACAATGTCAACGCTGAACTCAGGTGCATTACTGGTTGACAACGCCCGAAAGGGCTGCTATAATACTTGAACACTAACGCAACGGAGCACGGAAATGAGCTACCCCAATATGAGTTACTGCATGTGCGAAAACACTCTGCTGGCTCTGCAGCAGATCATTAACGCCATGAACATGGAAGGCACGGACTTTATCCGTGACCTGAGCCGTAGTGAGCAGCGTGCGTTTGGTGAACTGCTCAACGCCTGCGAGGACTTTAGGGCGGTTGCAGAGGAACTGCAGGACGAAGCGGATCGTGAAGAAGAGTACGAGGACGATATGGACGGCGATCATGCCAGTGCTTTGGCATCAGCAGGCCTGGGCACTGATGAGGACTATGGTGCCTGTGACGAGCGGTTCTAATTGGAGTGCCGGGGTGTTGTAGAAATACAACACCTTTTTTGGTTGACAGGCCCTCCAGACTCCGCTATAATACTTGAACACTAACGCAATGGAGCAGCAAATGATTTCAGCAAAACAGCAAGACCGTTTCGATCGCGAAGCACAGCAGCGCGAGTTCTTTGTTCGTTCATTGAACCAAATGATGGAGGCACAGCGTGAAAACTACAATGGTTACGCTTATAGTGCCGGTTGGCTGCAGAGTATGTTGACTCAGGTTTGGATGCAATTGCCCAAGGCAAAGCGCGAGCGGGTGCTGGAAGATGTGAAGGAGCAGACCATCAAGCAGTTGAAAGAAGTGGTTGACAAGGCTCGGGTTTGACAGTATAATCATTGAACACTAACAGCAAGGAGCACTAGATGACTAACATCGAACTGGCAAAAGGCATCAAGCACGGTATGTTCGCTAGCCGCCCTACCGTTGAGGAGGCTTGGGACTATGTGGATCACATTGCCCGCTCCTGCGGCAAGGACAACCGTGCGGCAGTGATCACTGCGGTACAGGTCATGCTCAACACCGTGGCAGAGCAGATGTTGCGTAACGAACACACCGAAGTCTAAGAGGTTGACGCAGCCCTTCGGGGCTGCTATAATACTTGAACACTAACAGCACACGGAGCAGTCAAGATGCAGCGTTATAAAATCACAATGGTTCTGGAACTAGACGAAGAAGCGAACCATCCCCGCAAGTGGCTTGCGGAAACCATCTACGACGCACTGCGTGATGGTGAGGATCTCGTTGAGATTCAGTACGAAGAAGTAGTTGACACAGAGTCAGTTTGACAATATAATACTTGAACACTAGAGCAATGGAGCAAGTGATGCGAGTAAAAACGATCGACCCATACGATACCCGTGCGTACACCTGCGCGGTGCTGGAACTTGTTGACGAAGGTATGCTGGACAAGGACACACTGATCGCAGACTTGCTCAGTTGGATGAGCGAGTTCGAAGTTGAGCAGTTCTGCCAGAAGAACTTGCGGGACGATGACACCAACGAGTGCCTGATTGGGCCCGAGCAGGCGGATGAGGAAGAGGACAGTGACGAAGCAGCACTGAATGACTTTAACTATGTGGGTTCACGTCACCACTATTGATCGGAGAGCATATGATCCCGGAATTTATTCATAAGATCGACTGGGCTCTGTTACGCAAACAGAAACGGTGGCTGCTGCATCAATCGGTTCTGGATTGTGCCGAAGCAGAGGGGCTACTGGCCCTAGTGGTTGCGATACAGGACTATGCAGTTGATGAGATGTTTATTGATGAAACCTCTGTTTTTGGAGAATGATATGAAAGATTGGTTCAATACTCGTTACAGTGCACAAGAGCTGCGTGAGATCGTTGCAGACCATCCTGCTTGGATTTATCGTGAAGTGCCTGAGAATATGGGCCGTTGTAAGTTGGCCGCAGAGTTGGAGCGGTTGGATCAAGAACTAGAGGAGCAGGCCCTGTGAGGATTCCGTCGGGTCCTGTAGACAAGGCTCTTAAATGGACCGCCACTGTGATCTTGATTGTGGGGTCGCTGATCAACGGTTTAGGCTATTATCCTTGGGGTCCATTAATCCTCACAGCAGGCGGAGCCATTTGGCTCATAGTGGCCTGTCGGTGGCGTGAACCCAGTATGATCGTGACCAATGCTGTTATGTTTGTGGCAGGCGCAGGCGGGCTGTTATTCAATCTTATTAAGTGAAGTGCCGGGGTGTTGTCAAAATACAACAGAGATTTTGGTTGACAAGACAGAACAGATCCGCTATAATACTTGAACACTAACAGCACGGAGAACAAGATGACAGACTTTCAAGACCGCGACAACGACAACTTAGACTTCCTGCTCAGTCTAGATCAAGCAGGCCTGGTTGTTTGGTTCATGCAGGCCTCAGCCGATGACGTTGCTTATGCTATGGAACTGATGACTAGGCACAGCGAGGAGTTGGCTATTGAGCGGACTCTTAACACCACGGAGTGGATTGAATCCAATGTGGTGCTGGAACGTTTTCGTTTACACTAATTCACACTAACAGCAAGGAGCAACTAAATGGGAACTCGTAGCGCAATCGGTATGCAGTTTGGTGACATCATCAAAGCAGTCTACTGCCACTGGGATGGATATCCTGAAAACAATGGTCGTATCTTGATCGAGAACTATACCGCCAGGACCAAGACAGCACATCTGATCAGCCTGGGCAATCTTTCCGTTCTGGGGCCTATGGTAGAGCCCGATCCGGAATTCCCGCATACCAAGCATCAACCCCAACGAGATGTTTGTGTGTTCAAAGGTCGAGATTACGACGAGCCGGGCAATGAGTATCAGGTATTTGACTGTTCTGAAGAGTACAGGTGTGAGTTTGGGTCAGATGTAGAATACTTGTACCTGCTGACCACTGATGGTAACTGGTTGGTATGCGACAGCCGGAGCATCGATGGTCGTTGGCAACTGTTGGCTGATGTGCTAGAACAAGAAGAGGCCTAATATGAACAAGATCGAAAAGAAGATACTATCCGCACTAGAAGATCAAGACATCCTAGATGTATACTTTGATTCCGGGAGACTGATCTATATGAACGATTGGGACGAGAGTGCCGTTCGAAAGATTGTTCAAGACCAATTCCCCCAATTTGATCCCTCAAATATTATCTATGATGAGGAGCCGGAATACTTTGGAAAAATTGGTTACTAAAAACGGTTGACCATTCGAACAGAATACTGTATAATATTATTAATGCGAGATAATTCGCAGTCACACACAACACACACACAGAAAGGATTTAATTATGTCACAGTTTACATATGCAGGTGTTTCCAAACACAAAGGTGAGTTCAAAGTTCGATTTGCCAATGATCAGATGCGGGTCAAAGTTCTAGCCAAGAACGATCATACTGATATCGATATCATTGCTCTTCCGGACGCAATGACCAAAGAGGCCGCTGTAGTCTACCTAACCCAGATCGCATTCTGGGACAAGGGCGGTGTAGTTAACGCTGAAGTCCGTGCTGCTATCGAAGCAGAGCAGACCAAACGTGAACCCAAGGCTGCTAGCAAGGACAAGCCCAAGAAAGAGGCCAAGAAGCCCAAGAAAGAAGTTCCCGCCAAGGCGATCACGCTGGACGCTATCAAGGCCAAAGCACCCAAGGTTGCCAAGCCCAATCTAGAAGATCTAGAAGAGGCTCCGTTCTAAATCTAAGTACCCCCGAGACCGAGACTTGTAAATAATCTAGTCTCGGTACTACTTCGGGGTATTTAGAAATGGGTAAGGACGATGGGAAAATTGACTATACTGACTAGATCATCTGTAAGGTTTGATCCCCGGGATCCAACTCATAGGTTATACTATTATCAGTACATACGAACAAATAGACAGGGCGAATGTCCTGTAAGATTTACCACAGTTCAGGATGATCAGGGCAATATGGTAGAGAAGGTACGCAGAATGCTCTGCGATTACTATACTGGCCTTGAGTTTCAGATGCATCAAGAACGAGATCCAAATTCTTTTACAGTTCGAGAAGAAAGGATCATCGCAGCAGAAATTCCGGATGAAATTCCTACACTGACAGATACAATTGGTGAAACTGAGGGTTGATTAACTGTGTTAATGTGTGTAATATTATTAGACACTGCACAGCGCAGTTAAAGAACAAAAAGGAAAACAAAATGAGTTTCACGCAAATTAAAACTACACAGAAAGAGTTTCTAGAAGATTATCTACGCGGTACAGGTCGCAGCCTATCAGGTGCCCAGGCCCGTGCTACATTTGGTATCATGAACCTCCGTGCTCGAGTATCAGAACTGCGTAAAGCAGGGCTCCGCGTTCGTCGTGAGCGTAACACGGAAGGCCGCAGCACCTACGCAATCAGTGCTCGCGATGTTACCGGTAGCCGCAGCAACCTATTCTGAGTAGAACCAGTCGCTCCGAAGTCCGGGGGTAGTGTCCCGGCAAACTGGAAGGGTCCCGCTGGGAAGCGTCGACCCTTCCGCCTTCTTCCACCGTTGCTCATCTGCCACAACCCCGGCACTGCCACCGTTGTACAAATATAACACCTTTTTTGGTTGACCAAAATCCTAGTTCCTGTATAATACGAATATGGACAACACGGAGCACAAGATGGATTACACCTTCGACAACGATACGGTTTCCGATCTGCACAAAGATGCCTACGGTTTCCGCCCCAGCGAACTGTTCTGGGAAGAGTGGATCGGGGCTACGGATGCTGAGCGGCAGGCCATCTGGGACAGTCTGGAGCGGGCCTTGGAGGTCAGCATGGAGATCGAGCGGGAGAACGAGCAGCGGGCCATTGACAGGTTCGAGGCCCTGGTCCGGGTGAACATTGACGCAGGTGCAGAGGACCGTGAGACCGCACTGCGCTGGATCATGGATGCCAGCCGTGCCAATGGTGACTGGGAGTACCTGTGCTGGGAGTACAGTCTGCCATATCGTTACTTTGAGCGGGGTTGACAGGTAAATAGTGTGATAGTACAATGTACACACTTAGGAGAACACGCGATGAAGAAGATTGCACTTGCCCTTGCTCTTACTGCTAGCCTAGTTGGCCATGCTCACGCTCACGGTGGCTATCGTGGTGCGCCAGTTTGGGGTGCTGTGGCAGCAGGTGCGATCCTCGGTGCTGCCATTGCCGGTGCCCCAGTATATGCTGCTCCTCCCGTGTATGTTGCTCCACAACCAGTTTATCCTCAAGCAGTATATCCCCAAACTCAAGGTTGCCCATATGGCACCTACCCGTCCTATACTGCCGTGACTACCTATGATGCCTACGGAAGAGCATATAGCCAATATCAATTGACCTGCCGATAAACTATTAATTTTATACACAATACCACCGTGGTCTAATTGAATAAGGCAACGCTCTTCTAAAGCGTACGATGTGAGTTTGAATCTCGCCGGTGGTACCAATTCTATTCATAGGTATAAATACTTCTAACAACCACTTAGAAGTTAGAACTTATGAATTATACCAAAATATACGATCGACTTATACTACGAGCACAATCTAGACTTCAAAGTAAAGGCGAGTATTATGAAAAACATCATATTATACCTCGATGCCTCAGTGGCACAGACGAGAAAGAAAATCTCGTCTCTCTTACCGCTAGAGAACATTTTATAGCACACCTTTGTCTTGTTAAGATTCATCCAGGTAACGGCTCATTAGTTAGAGCCGCTATGATGATGGCTTGTGAAAGCACTAATCAGAATCGCTCTGCTAATCGAGTATACGAATGGTTAAGAATAAAGCACTCAAAAGCAATGAGTCAATCACAGACCGGAAAAGGAAATAGCCAGTTCGGAACAAGTTGGATTTTTAACCAAACGACCAATACTAATAAGAAAGTCCCAAATGACCAAATATCAAATTATTTGGAATCAGGATGGATTAAAGGAAGAGATGTAAAGTTCTATACCTGTGCGGTTTGTTTAAAATCTTTTAGTCATCATTTTAAAAAGAACACCTGTAGCAGTAAATGTTCTAAAATAGACAAACGACCGTTTCAAGTATTTGAAGGTAGAGAGCAAGAATTCTTAGATCATTATCAAAATCTTAAAAGTATGAACAAGGCGTTACAGGCTATGGGATTCAAAGGAGCAATAAGTCACTACTACAAGTGGGCTAGATCAGTGCTTGACAAGTAGATAATTTTTTGTTATAATCATCAAAACTTAAACTAGAAAGGAAATAAAGAAAGTGCCTAAAATTCCAACTCATCAGATCCTCGATGACGAATGGGATGAGCCTAGAACCAAACAAGGCGTCAAACGCCTGCCCAAGCAGGACAAAGAATGGGAAGACCAACGCCGCGATGCTTGGCGTAAGAAGAACCGACAAGACTAACACACACTGAGAGAGTATACACATGAACAAACCAGGAACTCAACAACCATCCAGCACCGGCGGCACTATTACCTATACCAAGACCGGACTGGTACACACAGCGGGCAAACATTTCAGTGGATCCACCGCCGAAGCAGATAAACCAAAAACTCCTAAAAAGAAAGGTTGACTTTAGGCAGTCTTGATCGTATAATACACAGACACTTAAATAATATTGAAAGGAAACAGATATGGCCCGTCCAGCAAAGAGTTCAGCAAGTGTAACCGTACTTGAGTTTGATACCGAAGCGATCAAACGCCGTGAACAAGAAGTGGCTCGTGAATCCGATGAGCAGATTCTTGAGCGACTGGCAGAACGGTTTGACATCCTAGACCACATGACCAAGGCTGTTAAGAGCGGTACCGTGCGTGCTATGATTGTATCAGGTCCCCCGGGTGTGGGCAAGAGTTTTGGTGTTGAGCGTGTGCTGGAGCGTGATGGTCTACTGGATCAGATCGCAGAACGCAAACCCAAATATGAAATTGTCAAGGGTGCTATGAGTGCCATTGGTCTATACAAGAAACTCTATGAGTTCAGTGCCAAAGGCAATGTTGTGGTGTTTGATGACTGCGACAGTATTCTTATGGAAGACCTGGCCCTGAACATTCTCAAAGGTGCCCTGGACAGCAGCAAAAAGCGATTTATCAGTTGGAACACGGACAGCAGGATTCTGCGATCAGAAGGTATTCCAGATCGCTTTGAATTCAAGGGTGCTGCAATCTTTATTACCAATATCAAGTTTGAGCATGTTCGATCAAAGAAACTGAAAGATCACTTGGATGCACTAGAAAGCCGCTGCCACTACATTGATCTGCAGATGGACACACAGCGAGAAAAGATTCTCCGTATCAAACAGATTATCAGCACTGGGATGCTGGACGAATACGAGTTTGAAGACTGTGTTAAAGATGAATTGGTTGACTTTATCGATCAGAACAAAGATCAACTGCGTGAATTGAGTCTGCGTATGGTACTCAAGATTGCAGATCTACGTAAGAGTTTTCCAACCAAATGGCAGTCAATGGTACGCACAACCTGTATGCGGCGTGTATGAACCAGAGATATATTCAAACAGGTCTAGCCCTGATTCTTATGGTAGCGGTACTGTCCCTGTTGGGAGCCGACCTAGACAGCCCGCATTCCTGGGCTGTTTGGTCTATCCTAGCCCTAGCAGTGGTTCTAGAGTATTTGGCCTACATCCAAGGTATCAATCGGGGCATTGAAATGTACCTAACTCTTACACCAGAACAACAGCAAGAAATCAATCGAATTATTCGGGACAACGAAGAATGAGTACCTGCGAGTGGAGAAGCGGCTGTGATCATCCAGCCCTAGAAGGCAAGAGTTACTGTGAAGAACA